ATGGCTCGCAGGCTAGGGGCGGGTGAGCTATCCAGTGCCATTAGCAAGGATGCTGACTGGGATAAGGTGGCCGCTGAAAACAATAACATGTACCTAGACGACAACATGTATGTGGGATATTGATACTCAGAAAGGTAAGCGTGGTGGCTGGAGGTATTTCCAAAAGGAAACCAATGTTCTCATTAAAGGGGCTCACTGGCAGAACTTAATTCAAAATGTATCAAAACACAGGGTTGCGAATAACCTGCCTATGGAACCGGGCTTCGAGCAGGAATTGCTCGACTATATGTGCTCACAGGAGGGGGTTGAGTGTGTGAATAGGGAGCCAACAAAGGCTGAACCAATAAGCATACAGGGAGTTCTCCAGTTCACTCAGATACTTGGTGAGGCAATTATCAAAGGGAACAAGATAATTGAAAAGGAGGAGGCCGAGGAGAGGGCTGCTATATGTGCGTCTTGCCCGTCCAACATAGAACCCGTAGGATGTGAGGGTTGCGGGATTAAGGGCGTGGCTGCTATGTTAAGCCATTTCGTTGGAGCAAGGCAAACGACGCATGACAATAAGCTCAATTCGTGCAAACATTGCGGATGCCTAAACAAGGCACAGATTTGGTTTCAGTTAGAACTGTTACAAAAACATACAAGCGACAGGGTGAACGGGGAGCTTCCCAATAATTGCTGGAAGAAAAGATGAACAACTACTTAGATAAAACCAACTCAGCAGAATCACGTCTTACTGATGCTAGAGAAGTACAGGAGATGGTTCTCAACATGGCCCGCTCAGACGAGGCTAGGTCACAGGTTAGAGCGAGGGTGAAGGGGCTTATTGACGGCAACCCACCATACAACAAGGCAGAGCTTCGGAAGAATGCACAGTCCTATCGTTGTAACGTGAATTTTAGAGAAGCAGAATCGTTTCTCAACATGGGTATGTCTGCCTTCTACGACGTATTCTCAGAGGTTCCAACATATGCAACCGTCCGTATCAATCACACCAACGCAAATGTAGATGAATCCTATAGCAAGATTATCACCGAAGAGTTCGACAGGATGCAGAAGAAGGATGGCAACTTTGATTATCTCATGCAGCTATCCCAACATGAGATGGTGCTGTACGGGAACGGGCCTATGGTATTTGAAGATACCCTCGACTGGCGTTGTAAACCAGTCAAGGCGGGTGACCTGCTTGTCCCCGAGAAGACGAAATCAAACGTAAACGAATGGGTTGTGGCCGTGGTAAGGTCGGTGTACCAAGTGCACGAGCTGTATGGCTACATCAAGAACACCGAGGCAGCTGAAGCTATGGGGTGGGATGTGGGAGCTGTTAAGAAGGCAATCATGCAGTCTGTTCCGGAGCAGGAAGGCAAGAGCGGCAAGCAGCAATGGGAATACTATCAGCAGAAAATAAGAAATAACGATTTATCGTACTCGTCTGAATGTGACGTTATCCGTGTAGCTCACGTTTATTACAGGGAATTTCCCGATGACGAGAACCCAAAAGGTTCCATCACGCATTGCATGGTGGATGAGAGAGGTGATGGCCGTCAGTTCCTGTTCCGTAATCTGAAGCAATTTGAGGACTGGAATGAGTGCATACATTGTTTATATTACGACAAGGGGGACGGCCAGCATCACTCTGTTAAAGGCATGGGCATTAAGATGTTCTCAGCACTTGAACTGAAGAACAGGCTGAAGTGCTCACTAATCGACGCCGCCGTGGCACGTACTGCTATCCACTTCCAGCCCACCACCCCAAGCGATCTTAATAGAACCAGCGTTGTGCAGATGGGGCCGTATACCGTTATCCCACCGGGGATGCAGATACAGCAAACCAACTCAGCTGGCGTTCTAGATGCCCCTCTGAAGGTGGAGGAATCTCTTGAGGGAACACTGCAGGCAAACCTAACCCAGTACAGGCAGAGACTTGAGAAGGATGGCAACCCGAGAACAGCCACAGAGATTGAGGCACTTGTGGCACAGCAGAGTATCTTGGGTAAGACGCAACTTAACAGATATTACTCCCAGTTGGACGCACTATTCACTGAGCGTTACCGCAGGGCTATCAACCCGGATTTGACAGAAGACGCTCCCGGCGGTGCAGAGGCTTTGGAGTTTCAGAAGAAATGCAGGGAAAGAGGTGTTCCCAAGGGTGCGATGCCTGCCTATGATTCAGTGACTGCAACTAGAACCAATGGTCGCGGTTCTGCCCTTGAGCGCAGGAACACAATGCATCAGCTAATGGGCATGTCTACCATGCTGCCCGAGACTGGCCGACAGCACGTCATTGAGGATACCATTGCAAGCATGACAGGATTTAACAGCCTTGAGAGATACTTCCCGGTTCCGGAGAAAGACCCACTACAAGACGAGCACGAGCAAGAGGCCGCACGCGAGAACGCCTTGTTCAAGCTGGGGGAACCATTCCCAACGTCTGAGAATGACAATCACGCCATACATGCCGAGTCGCATTTAACGGCTGGATTTAATGTGCTTAACAAGCAGGCACCGGAGGGTGACAAGACGCAAGTGGCAGGTTATTTACAGCTCCTGCTCAACCACACGTCCGGTCATATGGATTCCTTAAGCCAAGACAGCAGCAGGAAAGAGAAGGCTAAAGAGCTTAACCAAGCGTTCCAGCAACTGGTTAACTCCTTTAAGAACATTGGGCAACAAGCCAAGGCAGAGCAAGAGTCTCAACAGCAGGCCCAGCAGGAAGCACAGGCAATAGAGCAGGGCGGTGACGCTAAGGATCAAGTTCTTCAGATGCGTGCCGAAAGGGATATGACGCGCAAGGACGCTGAAGCTGCTGCAGATATACAGCGTAAACAGATGCAAGCGCAGGCGGATTTAGAGATTAAGAGGGCAAAGGCCGTGAGCGATGTCAGACAGTAGATTACAACTTAATGAGTTCGATATAGAATTTCTGAACGTGCTTTGCGCCGAAGAGGTTATGAGGTGCAAGATGGAGCAAAGAAACGCAAAGTACCTAACACAAGCTGCAGTCTCCAAGCAGAGAGAGAAGACGGCAATGAAGCTGCTCGCAGCGTTTTCAGACACACTGGAGAGAATTGATGAAGATGATGGAATGGAGAGCCGACCCGAGCTTAACTAGCGATGCGGATCGTGTTCTCAAGAATAAAACGATGAAGGCGATGCTAGATGTGCTTGTTGATGAACGACCAAGCACTCGCCCTTTACCCACAGTAGGAGCCCAAGGAACAGACCACGCCTATGCGAATGGTCTTGAAACCGGATGGCGTGCTGCTATAGAAACACTAAAGTCACTGGCGGAACCGTTGCCTGCTTCAGAGCAGATAATGGCTACGTTCTCTGACGAAAACAGAAACGACTGATTATGGCTAAAGAAGAACTATCACTGGAGAACCTCGACGAAATATCAACTGAGGAAACCGCTACGGCGGAAGCGGAACCAACCGAAGAAACCGCAACAACAACGGAGGCCGTGGAAGAGGGGGGTGAACCCTCAAATTTCTTGGCAGACCTAAATAAAGCAATGGGCGAAGAGCCTGTTGAGGAGGCCGTTAAGGAGCCGGAAACCCCTGAGCCAGTTGGTGATAAGGGTGAGACGGTGGAGGAGGAGAGCCTTAGTCCCTCGGCTAAAAACTTTAAGAAGATCAAGGAAGACCGCGATAATGCTAGGTCTGAGATTGACAACCTAAAGAAAGAACTGGAATCCGCCAAGGCGAACACTAACAGCGGGGACTTGGATAAGATAAGGGCTGAACGTGACCAACTGTCAGATGAGCTAAAGATTGCCTCCATTGAGAGGCATCCCGAGTTTCGTAGAAAATACGAAGAGCGTGCTGGTCAGCTGGTAACTCAGGCCAAGGAAATGGTCGGCGTCGGAATGGACGAAAAGATCACGCAGCTTCTCTTTATGGCTGAATCAGAGGGCAGAACAGAGCAGCTGGACGACGTATTCTCTGAGCTTCCGGTAAGCAAGCAGGCTCGTTTGGCCAGCTTAATCTCTGAAATGGACAAACTTCAGACTGACAGAATTGAGGAGCTTAACAACTCTAACGCCACATACGACGCCCTGCAGGAGCAGGATAGGGGTCAGCTTCAAGACAGGCTGAACATGACCAACAAGACCTTTGACGAGGTTGCTCAGCGTGCTTCTAACCTAGAGATGTACCGCACAAAGGAGGGTGATGATGACTGGAATAAGGAAGTTGATTCTAGGATGAATGTTGCTCGAAGCATATTCACTGGGGCATCTAATCAAGAAGATTTGGCACTGGCATCCCTGTGGGCTGCGGCAGGCCCATCGTATCGTGAAGCCTATGGCGCACAGGTTGAGGTTAACAGAAGGCTGCAGCAGCAAATCAAGGATTTGACTGGCGCAACTCCATCCATGCAGCCACAATCATCTACGACAGAGCCAGCCAAGGAGGTGGGCTTCTTGGAAGCGTTAAACAACGAGATGGGAGGCGGGTTACAGTAATGCCAAAAGTTGGAAAAACACATTATGCGTACACTAAGAAGGGCGTAAAGGCGGCGAAGCGTGCTGCCAAGGCCAAGGGTGTTAAGGTTCAGCGAAGCAAGTCCCAGCGGTACAAATAGTCCTCCCACTTGCAGGTCTTCCATTTATCAGGGTATCTAGGGTGTTGGCCGGACGGCCAAAACACACCCTTGTAGACATCAACTTCAGACAGTGGGATAACGTAAAATCCTGTGTATGAATTGAATGATAAGGCCACCACGAAGGCGTCGCAGTCATCTGATGTGTACGACTTACTTGCCCTGTGTCCGTGGATAAAGTTTACATCGTATGTACCATACTTATTGGGGCGGGCGGTTTTGACTTGGACTCTCTTGAGTGACCCTTCTTGGCTATCGGAGATGAGGTCATAGCCCTTGTCTATCATGGGCCAGCTAACTTGGAACCCATGCCTTAGCAACTCAACAGCAACTAATAGTTCGCCAATCTTTCCATTGGCCTTACGGATTTGGTCTGCTGAGTGGTTGTCTGTCTTCTTCCCCATCCAAAGAACCAGCGTACCAGCCTTCGGGCAAGGTCACTTTGTTCTTGGAAAGCACCCATTCGCCCTCAGAGTTTTGAAAGTACACCCTACCTTTTACACTTGGCCCCATCCTCACCACATTTCCCGCACTCACACTTTCCGACACAAACACAACCCTTGTTGTTCCGCAGCTTGCGCCGAATAGCATCGCGGAAATTATTAGTAGTCTCTTTATCCGTAACGACATCACTCGCCTTAACATCCTGTTTAATCTCTGACTTAACCAACCCGGTCAGCCAATCTAAGACAGCCTTTAGTAAGGCCGCTAACATTTAATTCTGCTTGGCCAACCCGCGAGATACGGTGTAGCCCAAGGCTGTAAGGCTGGATACCACGAACCCAAAGACCTTATCTGCTCCTGTGAGGCCAGCCGAAGGGTCTACGACCCCTGCTCCCCATAACAAGGAACAGCCAGCCACGCAGACTGTGATCCAAAATTCAGTAGTTTTCCAACCCGGTTTAGCTTGTTTTGTTGTCGCCATCTTTTAGTAGTTTTACGATTTTTACTGCAGTCCACGCTATCGTGACTAGCAGCATGATGATCTTTAGAACCATCTCAATTTCAGCTAGTGACACGGCAGCGAATACACCTCCATTTATACCCAGTGTCCTAATCCAGTCAAGAGTATCATTCATGGTAAAGGTGGGATGCCCCCCGAAAGGGGCACCCCATTGGTGATGACGACTGAGGCAAATTAGGCCACTACATTGTCGCGCTTGAAGAGTAGGGTAGCACCGTGGTCACCGAACACTGGCTCGAAAGCCATTTCGTATTGACCGTAGTGACGCCCGTATAACTCAAGCGGATCAGCGCACGAATCATCGTTTTTGTACGCGCCAGTAATGAACTGCCAATCTCCCGAATAGTTTTCGGGTGAGAAAGCAAGCCCACCGGGCACCTGAGTTGGAACAACGAGCCGCTTCATCACACTTGGTGTGAGTGCGATAGCTGCTTCGTAAACACCGTCTCCATCGGAGATGTCTTTACCTGTGTATTCCTCACTCAGCTTCGTGCTCGTCCCAGCAGTTGGGGAGCCAGCTGAATGCTCGCTAACGCGATCATATCCGGTGTCTCCACCATTACGCTTAAAGCGGGCAGGATTGGTGACAACAATGTGGCGGAAGTTTCCGGTCACACGGTCAGCTCCAATACGAGCAAGAAGCTCGTTAGACTTGGAAGATTCGCGGTAATCAGTACGGACGTTAGCGTCTTGCTTCAGTAGAAGGTTAGATGCTTCCATTCCGATGATCAGCGGGAACACTGGGCCATTAGAGCCAAGCTCGATCCATCCATTGCTGTCTCCTTCAGTTGCACCTGACTCAATCAGCTTGATAGCAAGCTGGTCTAGGTGACCGGGGAGAAGGGCAACAGTGTCAGCCAGCGTGTCTGCGGAGAACTCCTTGGTGGAATCAACGGCTATGTCATTCAGTGCTTCCGCACCGCTTGCTCCGCTGATTGTGACCTTGCGAGCTTTCTTCATGTACTCGTTCTGAATCTTGTTTTCCAAGATACGCTTCGAGTGCTTCGTAATCTCTTCGAGATACGCACGCATGAAGGTGTCCACGTTGTACTGGTACTTGAGGTTGCTTTGGCAGATTTGTGGGCCACGAACGGATATACGCTCCGGGCTGTAAGTCTGCTCGCTGTATCCCCACTCTACGTCTTGCCAATCTTTTTCGCAGAAGCCGCCTGTGGCTTGGTCGAGGTAAAGATTGCTCGCTGAGTTGGCGGAGCTTCCACTGTTTAATTTAACCCATTCCAACTCATCGTTGGTTGGCATTGAGTTCTCGATTGTGTGAGTAGTTTGGGTGAGCCCCTTACCTAGTGGATATGCTCCAACTGGTACGGCATTCAACCAAACACTACGGTTCAGTGCCTTGCGATGGACATCTTGCCCAAGCGATTCGGCCACTGTTTTCAGTGCTTGAAAAATTGTTGCACAAGCCATGATAGTTTCCTTTTTTTAAGGTTAACGTAAGAGAAGATAGAAGTCCGGCCAACAGGGACGGACACACTTCCCCTATTATCCGGTTGGCTCGCTTTCCGGTTAGGCCGCACAGGTTGCCACGCTGCATTAGGCAAGTGAAACTTTTAGGCGGGTTCCATCCGCAAATGAAATATACTAGACAATCATAATTTGCGTCAAGTGATCGGCAAACTTTTTTGTCAATCACCAGTGAGCGGCAAAGGGGTTGGACATTCAATGTCTAACCAAGTTTCTTGAGAAGGGGTGTTTTTTGTTAATAACTATTGCTAGGCATTGTATTACTTGTGTGCTACATTTGCCCGACATATGACAGAACTAACTAATACAGAGCAGCATGAGGTCGCCCTTGCAATAGGGCTAGTTAGGGCCAATAAACTAAGCCTATTAGATGCGGTGAAAGAGCAGGTTGAGATCGAGGCCAAGAGGAAGAGGATGGCTGAGGTTTCCCCAGCCGTTGAACTTTTCTTGAAGGATAAAGCAGATACGGGAAACGCAGCCACCTCAATGAAAACCTTGAGGTCAATCATATCACGTTTCGCCTTAGTATTTGACGGGCGGCTGCTGGACGAAGTTACACATAACGAGATCAAGCAATGGATTAGCGGCCTTGGCCTTGCCACTAGAACCAAGAACGGGTACGTGAAGGAGGTCAAAAACCTATACAACTGGTCTATTCAAGAGGGCTACGCTGAGGTTAATCCAACCACCCGTATTGCCACGTACCGCCCGTCTGTCGAGGAGCTTGAGGCCAAGGAGGAGGCTAAGGAGATTCTTACCGTGGCCGAGGTCGATACGATGACCAAGTACGTGATGGACAACTGCCCTGACGCTATGCCGCGAATGGCTATCCAGCTTTATAGCGGTACACGCCCGGAACGTGAGTCTGCTTCAATCGAAATGGGAAATATCTACTTGGATGACGGCCTGCTCCATGTGCCTGCATCAAAGGCAAAGGATCGCAAGGAAAGGTTTGTTAAGATGAGCGACAAGCTGGTGGGCATAGTTAAGTGGGCCAAGGGCAATAATTTGAACCTTCAAGCAGCGAACTGGGACAGCAAGTGGAGTGCGATAAAGAACTCAGTTGGGCTGCTAGGGCAATGGCCGAACAGCTGTACCCGACACACGTTTGCATCGTACAACCTCGCCAAGTTTGGTGCTGACCCAACCAAGGAGGCACTGGGGCACGGAAGCTACGATATGCTATTCCAACACTACCGAACACTCGTCCACCCCGACGAAGCAGAGACATATTTCTCTGCGTAATAACATTGACAGACATGAGTATTGCAACTACTAATATCAACATGCCAAGGCGCATGGAAAAAACCACCTGTTTCAGAAACACTGATCAACTTGATGAGTTGCTTAAAAAGATTTCTGAGGCATCCGGAATACCAGTGTCATCTTTAATCAGACACTGCCTTCTCACTGAAACCTCAAAGCTGGCTAAGCAATATGGAATCGACACTAAGGGAGATTGATGTTCCGCATTCAGTGCAGGCCGAGGCTGCTGTCCTCGGTTGCTGCCTGCTGGAAAACGGATGCATTGACGATGCTGCGGCGGCGTTAACACGAACTGACTTTTGGGAGATTCGTCACCAAAATCTTTTCGACCTAATCGTTAAGCTGAGAAACGATGGGTCTATCGTTGATGCAATAACAATTTTTCAAGAGGCGAAAGATGCAGTGGACGGAGGCGTTGACGCCCTTGGCGGCATAGCCTACGTCAGTTCTCTGACCAACCAAACCCCATCCGCTGCTGGGCTTCCAGCGTATGTGGCTACCGTAACCAAGAAGTCCAAGCTGCGTTCCCTTGTGCACACCGCGCAGCAAGTCCTGTCCATAGCAGGCCAAAAAGGTGATGACGAAGACCTGCTGGACGAAGCGCAGGGCAAGCTCATGGCCCTGTTGTCCACGGACAGGGAGGGAGGGTTGATCCCGTTGAAAGATGTAGTCAAGCAAGCTATTGGCGACATTGAAGATGCTTTTGCCAATCAAGGCAAGCTAATGGGCATCCCAACGGGGTTTTCCTCCCTCGACCGCCTTACCACTGGGCTCAAGGATGGCGACATGATTGTCCTCGCTGCTCGACCCTCTCAAGGGAAGACCAGCCTTGCGCTAACCATTGCTGAAAACGCAGCAATCGAAAATAAAATTAGCACCGGAATCCTCTCGCTTGAAATGACTTCACGTGCGTTGGTCAAGAGGATGATGGGCTCTCGCGCTGGCGTTGATGGCCATAACCTTATGAGCGGCAAGCTATCAGCTCACGAGATAACAAGGCTGTCGAGTGAGGCGGCAAAAATAGCCAGCTCGCCACTTTACATTGACCAGTCCGGAAACCTGTCAGTCGTGCAGATGATGGCGAAGGCGCGACACTTGAAGTACAAGCACAACATAAAATTTCTAATAATAGATTACCTCCAGCTAATGCACGCGAAGGCTGACTCTCGTGTGCAGGAGGTAACTAAAATTTCTGCTGCCGTGAAGGCGGTTGCAAAGGAGCTGGACATTCCAGTGTTGGTGTTAAGCCAACTGTCTCGTCGGGTGGAAGAGCAGGACAGGAGTCCACGCCTCAGCGATTTGCGCGATAGCGGAAGCATCGAGCAGGACGCTGACGTGGTCGCCCTGCTGCATAAAACAAACGAGGATAATATAGTGGAGGTGATTGTTGCAAAGCATCGCAACGGGCCATGCGGTGCCGTCGAGCTTGAGTTTGTCCCGCACCTCACACGATTCAAGGTTCCGGTATATGGGGTGGACGCAAAGTGATTTTATAAACTATGAGCGACTCACTGGACATCCTCATCCGTGGAATAGGCCACGTGCCAGCGTTCAAGAACAAAAAGATAATCGCTGGAAAGCGACTGATAACACACCCAAAATGCAAAAAGTGGATGGAGGAAGCGATCAACAGTATCATCTCTCAGTTGAAATACTTGTGTCAGACAGAAGGAGGCGCGACCTCGACGGAGCCTTGGCAACAATCTGCGATTGCATTGTTACCGCAAGACGACGCATGGAAATTTATACCGAAGATAACGGTAACAGTGAAAGTGGTAAGAAAAGGGGAAGAGGGGGCAAACATTAAGCTGACTAAAATTTAAGAGACGCTGGGCTCTCCCGACCACTGGTTAAGACCGTGGCGAGTAGAAATCGGGCACCCAGCATAATTAAACCAAATAAGAAAATGGCTAAAGAAAATAACAAACAACACGTAATAAAGGGTACGACCATATATTGGGCGAACCTACACGAAGTAAATAAGTACAGTGAGAAATATCAAGTTAACTGTACGAACCTGTCCAAGGACGACGAGAAGGCACTGAAGGCTCTTGGCTGCAAAGTGCAGGACGGAAAAGAAAAAGGCAAACCCGAGATGGGTATGTATATCGTCGCAAAGGCATCTCGCCCCGTGATGGTGGTGGACGCAGGAAAGAACACGATTGGTGATGCATCCGTTATTGGTAACGGGAGTATTGGCAACGTCTCCATTAACGCATTCGACTACGACCACCCAACTGGTGGTAAGGGTACTGGATGCGGGCTGCAAGCAGTGCAGATTGTGGAGCTTGTTGAATACTCCGCAACTGGTATGTTTGAGGAGGTTGAAGGGGGCTACACTCAGGAACCCGCTACAACGACTGAGGACTCGCCATTCTAATGAATGGACGAATATGGCGTTAGGGAGCTGATAGCTTGCATAATTGAGCAGGCTGTACACGACCGCCGAAAGGCGGTTACCGAACGCTTAATCGACGATAATTGTAACCCAATCCGGTCACTCGGCTGTCGAGAGACTGAGATGGTCTCAAGTCTGAAGCCCTTCTTTGAACAGGGAGGAGGACTGGAAACAGTAGCCGACGTGGCTGGATTCGGGTTGCCGTTGGAAGAAATAAGGAGGATAAGTAATGAACCATATGATAGATGTGAGAAAGGGTAAGCCCTCAGCATCGGACGCAGAATCAAATGAGCTTTGCCCCGGAAGACACGCGATGTCTTTAGGGATGAAAGACCAGCCGACTCCGCAGTCCATGACAGGGGACAAAATTCACCAGTGGCTATTCGACCCAACAAGCGTTGAGCTTGACGGGTACGACTTGGTCATCGGAAGGAAATGCCTGCAACAACGCGAGGCACTACTAGATTTAATGTGGGACGACTGGAGGACTAACCCTCCCAAGATCGTTCAAGAGGAGCGACTGTGGTATAGGAACGAGAAGTTCAGCGGCGTACCCGACTTCGTAGCCATACGTGACGGCATCTGCCTCATCGCTGACTACAAGACCGGAAACATCAAGGTCGCCAACGCCGCTGAGAACCGTCAGCTATTGTGGTTGGCCGTGCTGGTCAACAATAAATTCAGAGTCAAGGAAATCACCACCAGCGTCATACAGCCCACAGTCGGGCCAGCTACATCTTACACATACGACAAGAGAGCACTGACCAAGGCTCGCAACAGGGTCAACGCCGTTCTAAGGCGAATGAATGAGGGTGCCGCATTCCTGCGGGCTGGCGAGAAGCAATGCAAATACTGCAAGGCCAAGGAGCTTTGTCCAGCATTGCAATCCAAGGCCACCGCTATCACACGAGTTAAGGACGTTGAAGCCCTCACACCATACCAGCTATCCGAGGCTATGGACGTTATTCCAGCCCTCAGAGCCATGTGCACCTCCATCGAGGAGCACGTCAAAGAGCTGCTGTCAGATCACCCTCAAGCTGTACCAACCTACGAATTAGTCGCAGGCAGAACCACAAGGGCCATTAAAGAGCCCCAGCTGGCTGCTGAGAGGCTTTTAAGCGAGGGCGTGGTATCAGAGAGCGGATTGATGCAAAGCGTCTCCATATCGCTTCCTAAGCTCAATAAGCAGGTGCAGCAATATGGGGAGATGGGATATGGCGATGCCGCTAAGGCGGTCAATACTTGTCTGCATGACTTAATCGAAGAAAAAGAAGGAAAGGCCAAGCTATGCCGTCGAGAATCATCCGAGATGGAATAATCGAGTCGGTGGCCGTCAACAACCTACCTTGGGAGGCGGAGCTATTCTATCGACGCTTAATGTCTGTAGTAGACGATTATGGTCGGTATAGCTCGCTGCCGCAACTTCTGGTCAGTCGCTGTTACCCGCTTCAGGTGAATAAGGTCACCACAGATCAGGTTAGTGCTTGGTTAAATTTATGTACCAAACAAAACTTAATCGTACTTTACCAGTGCTCAAACGGTAAGCCATTGTTAGAGATTCAACAGTTCAACCAAAGAACTAGAACACCTTCAAAATTTCCCGAAAATTTGGGCAAATCCTGCAAGCGTATTACAGATGCCCGTCAGTTGACGGTGGAAGACGAAGACGAAGTCGAAGACGAAGACGATATTAAACCAAAAACCAAGGCAAGTAAAAAGGCCCATTTGATTCCAGACACGTGGAAACCTAACGACAACCATGTTAAAGCCTGTGAAGACTTAAACGTGGATGTGCTTAGGGCCGCACAGGACTTTATGGACTGGGCCATTGGAGGCGGTAAAACCTATGTATGCTGGGACAGGACGTTCTCTAGAGCCATCAGAGGGTGGTTGGGCGAGAAGAAGTCAGTCAAGGTAAACAGAGGCACCACCTTAGACCCGCTTGGTAAACCTATAAGGAAATGGAAATGATCGGGTACGATGGAAAGCCAATATCAGCCAGTGGTAAAGGCAGCAAGCAACGCCATGCTGGCAAGCAGCAATACGACAAAAACTATGACGCTATTGATTGGGGGCGGCGGAAGCGGGCTCATAAGCCTACTTCATCCGGTAAACAATCACAGAAGCGGCAATAGCAGCGATGACAGTAGCGAAGCACTGAACAACAGCCATTGCTAAGAACAACATTGAAATCATATCCATACTCATACTTGTTAGACGATGTTAATAACCTAAACACTTTGGGGCAGGGTGGGAACCTACAGGGAGTCCTCCTTTCCCGCGAAAGCGGGTCTTATCCCTCCCGCCTTGTCCCTATTATATTACTATGAAGCTAGACGCGCAAACGCCACGTGGTAAAAATGCTCTCAAGTGGGCTCGACGAGGTCTCAGGGCTTGGGCACGAGACAACCCACGATACTGTTATATGCAGACGAATGAGGAGACCTACGCCGATTTAGACGCTGTCATAGGGATTCCCAGTGTCTGCTTCCCTAAAGACGTAGACACAAACGTCGCTGCCCATATGCTCTACGTCAGTGCCGAGGTGGATCATGTGCTGGAAGCAAAGGCTAGAGACATGACAAAGGAGAAGTTCTTCGGGGAATACAAGGGCACATGGCTGGTTACATACGATAAACTGAAGAGATGCTTCGATACAGCCTTCTCTCTAAGGACAAACTTCTATGGCCTCCTAGTGCTTATACCGGATAAAGTGTGTTACCACAGGATTTTGGCCGAATACAACGAGGAAACCGGAGGACTAGAATGGGTGGTGCCGTTCAAGGTGATGGAAACTGAGACTCAAAAGAACATCAACGGAGGCTCAGCATTAAGAGAAAACGCCTACATAGATATGAACGGGGTGGACGAGATCGTGATTTGAGAACCTTCTATCTCATCATAGACCTTTCCCTAGTAGCCTTCTTCCTGTACTACGTGTACCGACTAGCAACAGTATAACACATGACCGACAACGTGCGACCATATGACCGACAAGAGTGGGTCAAGATTGCCAATGAGTGGCTATTGGACAAGCACGCCGACTCTTCCATGCTCGAAACCGCCTACATAGCTCTACGCATAGATGAGCCCGAACTGGCCGAGAAATGCCAAATCGAATACAAAAGACGCAGGGCACTTGCGCGGTCTCGAATGGATCGCTAACCTCTGTGAATGGGGGTAAAGAGATTTCCGAAAGAGGGCAAGCTATGCAAGGTGTATTGGACAGATGTCACAGGGCACATCAACGAGGTAGCTAAGAAGGCCAAACCCGCACCCGCCATCACCGTGGGATACATGCACAAGGAGTTTGATGATTATATCGTCATAGCCTCCTCATACTTCATCGAACCAGTTAAGGACGAGGATGAGCGTGAGGGAGACTTTACAGCCCTACCCAAAGGCATGATCACCAAAATAGAGCTTCTCTAGTCTACCTCAACTATCTCAGCGGTCTTACGGTTCGAGGGCAACGCAGCCATGACATTGATGTTGATCAACGGCTTGTTCGATGTCTCCTCCACCTTGTGTATCTTCCGCATCTGATCATCCAGCTTAACCCATGCCTCAATAGCCCCTCTCATCGCCTGCAGGTTCCCCTGCGTCATAGCAGACACCGCAGATTGAAACAGCGTATACAGCTTGTCACCAGTCTCCATAGACCTCTTTACATGCTCTTCCCCTGTCTTCACCACGATCTTCGATAACTCACTGTTCTGCTTCTCAGCCTGTTTCGTTATCTCAGCCGCCACAGCCTCACGAGCTTCCGATTGCAGCTTCTCTCTTTGCTGGAACCAGTTTTCCTTCGATGACCTCTTAGCTAGATAGGCATAACTCATGTCATGCTTCTTCGCTATGTCGCGTAACGATACATTGCTACGAGTGAACTCACTATGAATCTCATCCCAGTCGTATTTCTTCCTATTCGCCATAGGTCAACAATATAGGGAAAACCCCAAAAAATCACAAACACCATATAATATAACGCACCCCTACCCAAAGGGGGGGTGGGCGTGGGCGCACACGCTGGTCTAATAGTTACTGGTTAGGCCAATAGCCTAACATAACAGTTGCCGTATAGTATTGGATAGGTCGAAAGGTTAATCGAACTGACTTTCTTAAGACGAGTGTCTTAAGAATACTAAACCACTAACAAAAAAGGTAAAGTAATATGAAGATCGAGATTAACCTAGATACCGAGTCCATCAAAGCAAACAACAAAGTCAGCGCATCCAACGCAGGCTTGGCCGTTGTTCAAACCGTCGTCGTCGGCAAGCTGCTGCGCGAAAAGCTCCAAACCGAGCAAAACCGCGTTGTTAAGCAGTACGGCCTAAACGAAGGTTTGACCGTGGGTAAAAACGCGAGCGGCAAAGGCAGCTTGTGGGCGAAAGCTCGCGCTCAGCTGTCACGTGCAATCAAGGCACAGGCTGAGGGCAAGGGCGTTGGATTCTCGGATGACAAGTCCGCAGATCGCGCGGCCAATCGTGCGCTAAATGCAGCCGGGTTTATATCCCGCGAAAGCAAAGTGCAAAAAGATTGGGACAAGGCGGTTGTTGAGATGGCGATGAACAAATGCGCCACACGTGACAAGGACAACAAAATCACTGATGTTGATTTTGATGAGGTCGTCGCTTACCTAGGCGGCGAGGAGTCCGATGCGGGTAAAGCTGCAATCACGTACTTCGATGAACTCGCAGAAAAACGGTTCGGGTTAGAGCTTGAAACAGCCTAATTCGTTGGGAGGTCGCGCAAGCGGCCTCCCATTTCACTTTCAAAAAAAAAGACTTTCTTAAGACAGCTGTCTTAAGGCTAACAACAACAAAAGGAATAGATATGAGTACAATGAAGAACGCAACCGAGAAGGAAGTCAGGGATGAGATGGCAAAATGCCTGCGAACCGCACGCAAAAGCGGGGACAAAGAGGAGCTTAAAATAGTTAGAGGATTAGTGCGGTACGTGCTGAGGATTTACACAACTTCTTAAGACGAGTGTCTTAAGACTAACAATAGGAGAACATATGAAATACATCATTGATCTATACACAGGCGAGATGAGGCTAGTTGGAGATGAGGAGTTCGACAGAGTCGTTAACGGTGCGGGCGTTAACAAGGGGCGATTCCCGCTTCCGAAGCGCAAAGGTAAGCACGGCACCGTGTACGGTGGACTGGACAGCAAGACAGGCAAGCCGATTCACTTTAAGGTAGGCATTGAACTCGATCTTAAGACACCTGTCTTAAGGAAGTGTCTCAAGTAATCACAATTTAGGGAGAGGGCCACGTGTATCGAGGCGAGAGCCTAGCCATCATCCGATTACCCTTGGATGCTGGAGTTGCGTGGTTGGTGTAGCGGGTAAGCAACACCTTCACCTCTCCCTTGCCAATTTCTTAAGACACCTGTCTTAAGGATGACAACAACAAACAAAAAGAAAGGCATCGGTGTTAAGTATGCACACAGGAGTGTAACTGCACCGACACGACACTAGCGAACATGGCAGACGTTGAGACTAGTGCGTGACATGTATGAACGAGCTGCCCGCACCCCGCATCAGTGGAGTGATGCCATCACAGAAACTGATGAGCCGTCGGGGACTATTTCTTAAGACGAGTGTCTTAAGGCAACAACAACAACAAACATAGGAGAGCATATGAAATACATAAGAATGGCGTGCCAAAACACGCTTGTATATACCACGTGGCAATGGAGCTGGAGATACATGGAATGGCAAAGGCTGTCCATATCTCACACAGTATGGGATGCCACACGCAACCCGCTCAAAGTATGGAGGCAGCGATGAACATTAGACTGAGGAATGATCGTGGTGTAATACACCGTGACCTTAAGACGGCTGTCTTAATACTGTGCACACTGGCACTGGCAGCAGTATCACAGGCACAGGCACTGACAGAGGAGCAGGCCATAGTGGCTAAGACTCTGCTAGGTGAGGCACGTGGCGAAGGCTACGCAGGTATGTATGCAGTCGGCTGTGTCATAGCAGCTCGCAGCATAGGTAAGAAACCTAAAGACATATGTCTTAAGAACAACGGGAAAGTGTGGCAATTTTCCTGTTGGAATCCAGCTGATCCAAACTTCAAACAACTTCACATTCTACTCAAGACACACCCACTAGCACGCAAGGCGAAGCTGATCGCAGTACATTTGCACGCACTAGACAGGTCATATGTCGGGCACGCAGATCACTATGCACATGAGAGTGTAGATAATTACTGGACTCGCAAGCTCAAGCACGTGGGGACAGTAGGCAACCATAAGTTCTATCGAAAGGATAAGTGATGATAGTAGAAATAAGAATACAACTAGGAAGCATGGAACCAACCGAGGAAAACATTAGGCAGTCATTCGACAAGCTCATGGCTGCTATGTGGCTGAATAAAGTGCGTAAAGGCGGGGACTTCTGCCGAGTGATAGACGGTGAGCTTAACGATGAGGCCACGCTTGAGCTGAGGGTGGGTGCACATGCTCGTCAAGAATTTCTTAAGACGGGTGTCTTAAGGGAACAACAACGAAATAAGGAGATATAAACATGAATAAAGATTGGAAAACTAAATGGACTGAAGCACTGCGCTCCGGTGAATACGAACAAGCTGAAGGCAGGCTACACGTTAAGCCTGCTGGAGATGTAGTTGGAGGGCACTGTTGCCTTGGTGTTCTGACTGACGTGTACTGTAAGGAAACTGGCAGAACGTGGGAGGAAGTCCTTGGTGACCGCAGCGTGCACACCGTGGCGTATCTGCCTTACGAGGTGTCAACTGCAGTTGAGTTCACTGATGGAGAGCTAGACCTACACGGTACGGATGGCGTTGACGTAGTCATATGCCCTGAGGCAGATGAACTGAAGGGTGCGCTTGACCACTCCACTGCTTCAGCCGTCAATGACAACTACAAAAGAGGCCATACGGGGCACGGCTCATTCAATGACATAGCAGATGCCATTGAGGAGAACCTGTAATAGGTGAGTGACTTTTCTTAAGACGAGTGTCTTAAGGTAACAACAACAACAAACAAACATAGAAGGAGAATAGATATGTTAGAAACGATAGCAACTACACTGGGCGAGAAGCCTAAGAACAGTGAGATCAAGACAGCACGTGATCTCATTAGCAACTCCAACATGAACTGGCGTACCTACTTTGAGAAGGTAGGATACTACAACAGTGACACTCATAGCACGGATCAGTGGGGCGAGACGCACCATAACGATGAGCCTTGTGGTGAGTGGCTGGAGTATGAGAGCCAGCGCATGGTGCTACGCAGTGACACACGTGTACCGTTGGGCATGGTAGGCCCGTCATTCACGGAGATAGATAACATCGTAGCGTTTGGAATAGCAGACCCTATCATCGCTCAAGGCGGTGAGTTCATGGGGTGTGGTGAGTATGAGTACGGTGCACTGGCATGGGTGCAGGTTAAGATGCCTATTGAACCAGCAGACGTGGTCAATGGTGACACTGTCATGCCTTACCTGCTGATAGTGACCGGACACACAGGCAACCGAAGCCTCACCTATAAGATGACTACCATTAGGGTGGTGTGTAAGAACACACTATATGCTGCGCTCAGAGGGCAGACTAAGCAGAGTGGAACCATCAGGCACAGTGGTGACACTGATGCCAAGGCTAAGGTGGCATCTGCTTTGCTTGAGAAGCACCGCATATTCTTCAACGATACCGTTGGTATCTTTCAAAAATTCGCAACCACTACCATCAAGCAGCCAACAGTGGAGCGATACTTCAAGACCATCGCAAAGGTGGAACCCAAACACTACAAGGACGGCGTGCTGATAGGCAGGCCAGCCTCTATGTATGATAGGTACATGACTACGTACCACGGTGACAGGCATGGTGCACACATAGGCAGAGGCACACTGTGGGGTGCGTACAATGCAGTAACAGCAGTGCAAGACCACGACATGGTGGAAGAGAAGCGCAAGGTTTCTCCGACATCAACCAAGAGTGCGAAGGATCGTGCTGCGTTTCAATACTTCGAGGCTAGTCCCCGCATCAGTCAAGATGCGTTCGACCTAGCACTTGAGTTCACAGCAGGCAAGGGCGAGCTAGTCAGTGCCAACAACTAATTCTTAAGACGAGTGTCTTAAGATAGGGGGGAGCGAGTGCTCCCCCTTTTCTATACTAAACAAACAAACAAACAATAGGAGAAACATATCATGGCAACAGCAACTAAGAACAGTAAGAAGAATAGCACACCGGATAAACGAATCAACATCCTTAACCGCACGTGGTGGGACTTGAATGCCACTGTAGCAGGCAGGGTACGCCTCGTGCCTCGCGCTATGGATCAGAAGGTATCTGACGACATAGCTAAGAAGCAGGCTAAGGTAGCAACCAAGTCAACGAAGGACACGGCACGTGACTTCATTGATGAAGCATACAGTGGGTTGTATAGATTCGAGAAGACCATCACCGATGAGGACACTGGTGAGGAGATAACAATGGGAGCACCTTGCGAGGGTACCATCTATGGTATCAAGGCAGTGGCACTCAAGAAGGCAATCGTTCGCCCCTTCAAGACGATAGATAAATACTCAATGCAAGATGCAAAGGGTGGCTTCCATATTGAGGGAGCAGCTAAGTGTTGGAGAGGCAAGGACGACCTCATCCCTATCATCGCTGACCCAGTCAAGCAACTCAGCTACACCGAGAGGGAGGTAGCCAAGATGCTGGACATGACAACGAAGGAGATGGAAGAGGCCATGCATGAGGCGCACAAGTATGGTGCCAATATGCGTGACGATATAGTACGCATCCAATCGGGTGCATCTATCCCTAGGTACAGGATGGAGTTCAACACATGGAAGATTCCATTTGTTGTCAGCTTCAACAAGGACTGGGTCAGTGAAGAGATACTGGTCAACGCCATTGATAGGGCGGGCATGGAGGTAGGACTCTGTGAGAATAGGCCGGAGAAATCCGGAGATAACTGGGGAACATTCCAGTTAGTAACCAAGTAACAACAACAATAAAGGAAACATATATTATGAAGTTCGATGTAGTAAGAAGAGAGGGTCGCGGCGGTCAACGCCTCGACGAAGGCAACGCAGGTGAAATGTACAAGAGACTAGCCGAGATGTACGAAGAGAACGGTGAGTCCCTTCGTGCAGAGGACATAGTCACTGAGGCAGAGGACAGTGATAGTCCCTTCCATGAATGGTTCGAGTGGGATGACAGCGCGGCAGCGCGTATGCACAGGCTGAAGCAGGCCCGTGATCTCATTGGATCAGTAGATATAGTTAGGAAGGACGACCCTCGTGTTGATAGTGATGGTCGTATCCGTGCATTCGTTAACATCACACGCAATGTGGTGGATGACGATGGCAACGAGTCAGTGGAGAGGACGTATGTCCCCACTGTTAGGGCGATGGAAGATGAAGAACAGCGAGAGCTAATGCTTAAGCAGGCTATGGCTGACTTCAAGAATCTCGAACGCAAGTATGGTGCACTCAATGAGTTGGCTACCATCTTCGAGACTGTCGCTGATGTGAGAGAGACGCTTATTGTGACTGTTGAATAACGGTCACCTTCATCCCCATCTTAAGACGCTTGTCTTAAGGTGGGGCTCCTTGTACGTGGCGTGGCTGACATAGAGGGGAGCGGTGAGGTGGGGAGCGCAACGGTAAGGCAAGGTGGTGCAAGGCAGGGCGGTACACGGCTAGACGAGGTGAGGCGAGCTGTGACATGGCAGTGCGTGGATTGGTCGGGCGGTACATGGCAAAATCTGACGAGGACAGGCAAGGCTAGGCACGGACGGGCGTGGCGGTACATGGTATGACAAGGCAGAGCAGGACAGACCCAGTATTGGTGTGGAATGGACACGGCAAGGCAGACAAGGTTCGGAGGGGTTGGGCTCGGAATGGCAGAGACGGGCGCGGTGAGGCGGTACAAGGTAAGGCTCGGCCGGGTCGGACATGGTTTGGAGGGGCGGTACGTGGAAAGGCGAGACCCCGTGTGGTTTGGCATGGCAAGGTATGGTTCGGCGGTACGTGGTAAGGCGAAGCGTGAACTGGCTAGGACAGGCTGGGAGAGGCGGTACATGGAGAGGTAAGGCGCGGCCCGGACAGGCGAGGTGCAGCTTGGCGTGGCGTGGCGGTACGTGGTTAGGCAAGGCTGGATTCGGACAGGCAAGGCTCGGCGGTAAACGGTTGGGCAGGGCTGGTCTCGGCCCGAAACGGTTGGGCAGGGTACATGGAATGGCGGTACAAGGTGAGGTCAACATAAACAACAAACAAGAAGGAGAAATATGGATAAATGGAAAGCATGGTTCAAGGTTCACAACGACCCGTTGTGGTACACATCATCAGCCCGATTCCTCACTGAGGAAGCAGCAACCGAGCACGCTCGCGGCAAGTTCAACACATGGACTCAAGCGGATAGCTGGATAGTTGTGAAGGTTGGCTTCAACCCTAATGAGGAGGAGGTATGAGCAGGGTGCTACTGGGAACTGATCCAAGACTAATCATATACCACCACCTAGATCAGTGGTGGGTATATTACAAGGTGAACGAGGGAACACTCAGCATCGATGAGTACATCTTCGACACGTTCGAGGATGTGAGCAGATGGGTAGAGAATATCTACCCCGAACTAGAAGAAGAAAGAGTAAGGAGGGCTAAATGATACACAACCTAAAGGACTTCATGGAAGCGAGGAGCTTCGGTGAAGAATCGTTCAAGGACATCGAGCGCAACACCTACAAGTACACCGACTGTGGTGCTTGGATACAGGAGAAGACAGAGGACAGGGTTGACTATGAGTCTCCGCATATAGAGGAGTTCAACGATGCCCCAACCTACAAACATCACACCGGACTGACAGTTGGTTCCATTGTCGAAGGCGTGGACTATGACTGCGACCCTGTCACCGTTACTTATCCGTTTGAAATGGATGAGTTTTGGAAGGCGGTGAAGGCAGTCGAAGACCAAGCCAACGAGATATGGAAGGACACCCACGGGTGCGACAAGTGCTGGAAAGAACCAGTGCCAAACCAATGGGGCGACGAGGTTGAGTTCGGTGCTTGGCCTATCAACGAAGAGTGCAAGACCTGTAAAGGGGAAGGCACAATCATATAAAAGAAGGAGAACATGAAGAGACCTAAGAAACCGTGGAGATTTTGGCTCCACTATAACAAGCCCATGTCACGCAAGACAGAGGTGCCAGTGTGGACAATACACTGGAAGGATGTGTGCTACCAAGCATACAACATCACCGTGCGTGCATGGACTGAAACACACGAGCGCAACTCCCAACCCCACGCTGTCATACGTGGGTGGGCATGGCAGCTCGAATTGGTTGGCCCTCAACCCGAGGGATGTAACCTGTATGCACATGCATATGTGCACGCACCTACATCACACGGGGGAGAGCTAAGAACAGAAGATTGGGACGGTGACGGTACCCCACTCTTCCATAATCCGTAACCTGCCGCGAAGAGCTGGAAAGGAGATTAACTAGCCCTTCTGTCGGTACACAACTACCCAAGGCAGGAGACATATAACAACACAACAAAAGGAGATAAACAATGGCACATATCAAAGGAAGTTATATCCTGTGGTCTAGTCTTAAGACAGTTGTCTTAATGACTGGACTACTTCGGCCATCAATCAACTCAAAGACAGGGCCGATGCCGCAAACATGGATACTAAGAAGACGATCACCCCCGAGCGTGAGGAACAAGGGAGCTGGGTGTAAGGGATGCCCAGCTGATCCGTTCTGTTACATTAGGTGGGAGCAGGCACCTCTCTCTGTGTATAAAGCATACAAGAGGGGAGCATACGAACCGTTTGACTTTGAATCAAACGACGTGACGCTGCTCAACGGCAAGCCAATGAGAGTTGGTTCAGCTGGTGAGCCAACCGAGATGCCAGCCCATGCTTGGCAACCCTACTTAAAGGTAGCTGGGTCATGGACTGGGTACACACACAAGTGGGCATCAGCAGGCAACCTACCATACAGGACATTCTGTATGGCGAGCGTGCACACTGTCCATGAGATGAAGAAAGCAAACAAGCTAGGCTACCGCACCTACCGTGTAGGCCCGGAGCCAATAACCAAAGATGAGATCATGTGCCCTCACTACACACACGGAGTGCAGTGTGTTAACTGTAAGCTGTGCATGGGATCAGCAATAAAAGCAAAGAACATATACGCACCAGCACATGGTGCATATAGAAATAAGGTAAAGGAGATAGGCGAATGAAATACATAACACATAATGATATGAACATAAGCACCCACGGGACTCATGGTTGCGGCAGGATACATGTAAGCTACGACTTGCTATGTACCCTGTTCGGTCAACCTTGGGCTGGCCGTGTAGACTACAAGTCTGATGCCGAGTGGCAGGTCGAGTTCGAGGACGGCACCGTTGCTTGCATATACAACTGGAAGAACGGGATGAACTTCCTTGGACACCGAGGCACGGCAACCCCTCTGATAACAGAATGGAATGTTGGAGCCTTCGACTCACGGGGAGTTGAACTGATCGACGAGTTGATCGAGAACCACGACAAGGTTGCCACAGTCCAAGGACACAACCTCGACCTAATGGAGGAGGCTAATGACCAAGCTCACAACTGATGTAATTAGGGAAACCGAAGCAACCTTCAGAGACAAGGGAAAGGCAAGGCCCATCGTGGTTAAGCTGCATAAATGCAGGATGATGGGCGGTGCCTGCCTTGAGCTGCGTCTGAAGGGTACAAAAGGAGACGAGATGACTGTTGTAGTAAGCGTTAAGTCGCTGTATGGTAGGCATATCTTTAAGAAACATGGATACCCCCAGTGATACCACCTCTCGGTGCCAGCTATTAGTGGATAACTACGGGTACATACCCCAAGCTGTCCCGTTATCCGGATGGATGACAGCACTCACACCCAACAAGGCTCGGTTCTTCCACTCATTCTATGCAATGGATGGAGCACCCGACCTTGTAGGTGATGGGTTTGAGCTGGCTAAGCACCCGATGATACACGCTGCCAAGCTGGAGATGCGTGCCGACTTGAAGGACGGTGAGTGTACGATGACAACGGAAGAACTATTCAAAGCTATTGATCTGCTCGAAGGTTCGACCTTGAAATCTGACGAGCCACCTTCGACTTAATCCTGCTGGTAACCTTATCAAGCCACCGCTCTGCGGCACGGGGCGTGGCTTTTTCTAACGCATCTATGTTACCAATGATGTGCTTCTTAAGTTCTTCACCAACATTCTTTTGATACAGCCATATCTCACCAGCTGTCATGTCCCTCTTCTTAAGGTCAGCACCGACCACCTTTCTGCCAGTGTTACCTCCAGTTTGAAGGAAGGTACCCTGCCTTGCCCACTTAGCAGCAAGCAGCCACTCTCTCCTCTCGGATGGATGAGGGTACTTCTTAAGTCCATTAGCTATATCACTCTTGCCCTCGTACCACCTGTGCCACGGTACCCTAGCTACCTCAACCTCTTCACCGAAGGCATTAAGCATCGGCCTACCCATGCGCCTGTCCGGTAGCCCCGGAATGGCAGTGAGCTGCGACACTAGGTGGGCCATGAACTGATCCTTTCCGGGCTTGTAGTATGTTGGGTCTACCCATGAATCAACCTCCCGCATCAAGGTGGGTGACACTATCGGGCCAACCCATCCCTGTGCAAACTGTGACGCGATTTTCTTAGACCCCTCATACATGTCGCCGCTCCTTGACACGGACTGCATCAGTGATACCGCCTGTGATGTCATGTCCATCTCTTGAAGGAACGCAAAGCCGCCGAGTGTCATGTTGATAAACTTATCAGCCACCTCCTTGTCATCAAAGTCCCCCCACTTTCTGCCGTCATGCAGGTTTCCTATGCCTGCGAACCAAGCAGCGAACGGGGTGTTCTTGTAGCTGACATAGTGTTTACCAAGCCTAATTGAGTGAGGCTTAACTCCTTGAGACCTAAGCTGTCTCTGCCTAGAGATGGACAACGTCTTAAGGGAACCAATGATACTTACAGACCCTTCCTCATCATCCTTCTCGTCCTCTTCCCACAGCCATGCAAGCACAGCGATACCAAGTGCAGTAGAAGTTATTGCTTGTGCCCTTATCAAGGACTGCCTCTCCTTACTCATCACCTCAGTCTCACCGTACTCGGTTGCGCTGGTCACGTTCTTGTGCACCCCTTTACTCGGTGCGATGTCAAGACCCGAAGCCTTATACCATCTAGTGCTACGCAAATAATCAGTGACCACTGTGTTCTGTGACCTAGCAAAATTAAACAAACTAAATATAGGAATAAAGTTACTTGCGTTGCTGACTATATTCATGGCAGCACGTGAGAACGTAAACCCTAGCGGGTACTTGAAAGGCCCAGCTTTCTGCAGCATCCTGTGCATCACACCGCCAAGACCTATAGGCTCAGCGTTCAACGCAAACACCCTCCCCATTTCCGATGCTGATTGGGTTAGGTTCTCCAGCTCATCAAGGTCAGCTTCCATTATCTCTCTAGACCTAGCCTTAACCAACGGCTCCCCTTTGTGTCTCGCTATGTCAGCGGGTGCTAGTTGATCGTTGTACTTGCTCCCGTGTATGTCTCTCACTGATCTCTCAAGTGCCTTCTCTTGCTCTCTCTTGTCAGCCATTGCCATGCCTGAGTTGTATGCTTTCTTAAGTTTATCTGCCTCCTTAACAAGCTGAGCCTTACGCTTTGGATTGGTCTCGGTTGCTATCTCTTGTCCGATGGCAGCGTTTCTTGTTGTTGCACCGTACACCAGCATAGCCCTGCGACCAGCGGTAGCCCCAACATAATCAAGGCCGATGACCATGCGCCTTACGAACTTCATTATGTTTGCGTAGCTTGAGCCCCACTTCTCCTTCTGTAATGCCAGCTTCTCCAACTCAGAACCACCATAGTAATCCGTCTGAGTATCCAGCATCTTCTTCAATCTCTCATTGGCATCAGGCAGCTTGCTTGTGTCTCCCGTTCTAAGGATGTGGGCAAGCCCATCTCCTCCCTGCCAAAGTCCCTTGATAAAGTTATTTATTATGGTCAGTGAATCCATCCTACTGGTGCCTGTGTTAAAGACGGCAACCTCAGTAGAAAGGAGAATGGTGCTCACTGCACCATGAATGACTGAGCCAGTACCTATATCAACCCATGTTCTAGTACCGGATAGAGCACCAGCAAACCACAGGTCTCTGATTAAACTCTCAGGGTCAACAGGTGTGTTAGCCAGTACGTACTGAACCATCTCTTCCCTAACCTGAGCAGCACGCACACCCTCTAGCCCTTCTTGCTCTATCTTCTCAGCCAGCTCCATCAGCTTCCTGCTGATGTGGTCACCAAAGTATCCAGCATCAACACCGTATGCTGATGGTGCAAGGGCGTCCCATAGTGCAGTGTGTGGTAACGGAACATCCACGCCATCTATCTTCACCATCGTCTCATCCTCAAGTGACAGCACTCCGATGTCATTGGCATCAAGTAATCTTTGGGCAGAACCAAGCATGGTATCCAAGGTGACCTTCCCTCCTGTGAAGGGGGCGTGGTTCTCTTGTATGCCACGCTTGAATGAGGCCAGCCTTGACTGCTTCCATATCCTCATCATAAGGGATGCAACCTGCTTCTCTTGCGCTGTTGTTAACGCATTGCCGATACCTGCTAAGTCTAGCTCAGCTCTAAAGTTATTTATGAAAGACTGGTCATCAATAACCTCATCGGACGCTGACCTAGCTAATGCCTTCTGAACTGCCACCAGCACAGAGTCATATGCGTTGACCTCATCCGGTGCAGTTATTAGCCCACTATCTACCAGTGTCTTAACTGGGTTGACACCACCACCACCAACGTGGTCGTTGATTGCATTCAGTGCAGCTTCTCGCCCAGCTGTTGACATCAAGTCTTTAACCCAAGAGTGCCACTCGTGGGCAACCGTGTTGCCAAAGTCCTTAAGATGCCTGCGTCTGATGGACTCTTCATACCCATGCGAGGCATCGTGGTGGCCAAGCAGGTCGCTGTTGAGCTGCTTCATCCTCATTGATTGAGCACTGTTGGATATGATCCTACCCTTGTGTTGGCTGAACCAGTTATTGATGTCACTGATGCGTGCCCTGTCTCTGTTTGTTATGTTGGGCTTTGACATCAACTCCCTCTTTATATCTATGAGCCCCCGTTGCCCGCCCATAGCAATGCTCCAGTCATCAGCTGCCCTTAAGTTCAGATCAGCCATGAACTCAGCCCTGTTCCCTCGATTACTTAACAACCCCAGCACCCGTGTGGCTCTGTCTATTGATGCACTAACATCATTAACGGATTCTGTGGACTGTGGGTCACCCGTCTTAATGTAGTTAGATATTGAATAAACTATTCCCTCCTGCTCTTCCTTGGTTGTTGCTAGGTACGTGTTCTCACCGCTCCTTGACACCTTGGTCGGGCTATCCATGTCGTCAGTTATCATCTCGAACAGAGCCTCAACACTATCGGGTGGTGCAGCAGCAGACGGGAAGTTAGCTTCATCAAGCTCGCCCCGTCGCTTCATCTCGTTGTATCTCCACGCTATACGCAGGCTCTGACCAGTGTGTGAGCTTGATCTGAATGCCTTTCTAAACGCTGGCATGATAGTCAACTCAAGGTCTTTGCCGTTTATCTCTAGCTTCCTTGGCTTCTGCCCTTCAAGTAGATGTGATTGATACTTGTTGCCACGCTCTTGTTGACTTGCCTTAGCTTCATCAAGAAGCTCATTAAGTATAGCCAGTTGTGCCTTGTATCCCCGTGGCTTATTGCCTTCAGTTCGCTGTATTTCTCTCTCATAGTCTTGGATAAGTTCTTCACCCGCCATGAACTCTGTAGCTCTGGTGTTATGGTACGCCTGCAGCTGTGCCGCTGCCCTATCCCAGCTGACACTCGCAAGACCATCGCCCTGCATATTATTCATCACCGCTTGCATACCGATGACCACCTCGTTAGGTGATATGCCTAGGTCAAGGTTTGCTACCTCATCAAATGGAATGACGCCGTCTTCGTTACTCTCCATTATCATGTCAGCAACAGTGTCGGTTGCCGCTATCTGACCTAGGGTAGTGTTGTTCTCTTCAGCCTGTGAGGCACTGTCCATTCCCGGCCTCACCGAGAACTCATCACCCACTGTTACATCATCTAGCTTACCAAGATCATCCAATCGTGTGGTCTCTTCCGCTGCCTCTGTTAAGAGACCAGCCTTTATAACCTTTTCACCCGACCTCTCTGATTCCTCAACCTCTGTCTTAAAGTTGATGTCACCCAGCCGTGTCGATAGGCTCTGATAGGTGGCATCATTAGACAGGCGGTGCATTATGAGGTCGATGTTGATGTCCATCTCAGGCGACCTGTCCCTCTTTTTCTTTCGTATCTCCTTGTCGGCGGCGTGCTTATACCATTCACCCTTCAATGCGTTTGCGTTGTACTTAAAATTCTTAGTGGGGTAGACAAGTATCTTTTCGCCCACCTCTATCTTGCCAGCCCCAAGGTGTGGGTTGTTTCTCTTAAGGTCAGTCAGCTTGTTGCCAGTGTGCTTGGCTATTCCTGACAGCATCCTGCTCCAAGAATTATTTGTTTTGGCAGTAACCACCATGACGCTACCTTCACGGCCATTGTCCCTCTCCTTCTTGAGCACGTACCAGTCAGACTGCACGCTCACTGGAACCTTCCTAGACCTGCCAACAACTTCTTCTGTGTAAGTCAGACCGGAAGGCATGGTTACCTTCCTAGTCTTACCCGCACCGGGGACGTAGACCATGCCATCAACACCATCCAGCAGCTGGCCTAAGTGGTACGCATCATCAACCATGTAGTCCCACACATAGGACATGGTGCCTGCTACGGACTTCCACTCAGTGATCCTTCTATCGCCACCAGTCTTCTCGTTCTGCATCTCAAGCCATGCCTCTTCCACTCTGTCCATGCCAGTGCCAGCCTCACTGCTTAAACCCTCTAGATACGAAGCCCTTTGAGCGAACACGTTGTTCCTTGCGACAAGTAGCTCGGCATTCTTTATGATCTGTTGTATGGCTGGGGGTATGTAATCCCAACCACCAACGTCTGCATCTTGGAGGCGGGTTAGATACGTGAGCATTTTCTTAGTGGAATACTTGAGCGTCTCAAGTCCTGCCTTGTCTAGCTTTTCATGGTTACCAGCCTCTTCCAATAAGAACACTAACCATTCCTGCCCCTCCTGCGTCTTGCTCTGAACCTTTCCAAATGAAATCTTACCCTTGTAGCTCTTACCCTCCCGCTGAACATCGGGCAACCACACAAGCTGCTCCGCAAGCTCTTGCCCAAAGTTGATAGCGTAATGTGCCCTCCACTTATCAAACATATACTGACCCTCACCACGTGACATCATCAGCTCAAGAACCTCCACATTCCTCTTGGCTATGCGGCCAAAGAAAGTGTTGAGGTCAGCTGGTGTATGGTCTACAGCCTCACCCTTCTTGTTGTGCTTTACGTATCCCTTAGTTAACGCCCTGTTCATTAGAACATGATATAGCTCATGCTTAATCATCTTCTCAAGAGACTTAGGCTTTCTGCTTGTTGTCTTTCTTGTGCCGCCCTCGTAACTAACAGTCTCTTGGGGGCCAGACATATAGTAAGCCAGCTTATCAACATCAACATTGATAGTGGTGTCACCTGTGGCGGTTGAAACAAACATGGGGGCACCAGCCTTGCTTGTTCTAAATTCTATGCGGTCAACTGGCAGTCCCTCAAATGGGCCACCGTTTCTTATTAACTTAATTAGCCTGTCCTTTAACACAGCCCGAAGGCCACGTGTGCTTATTTCTGTATGGTCAGGGGCTATCTCTTCAGGCTTAGTGTGAGTGTCTTTGAACAGTCTTATTGTTTCTTGATCGAACCTCTTATCCGGGCCGATGGTTTGTATGGTTCCCGACTGGCTTTCGTTGGCCGTACTAATCCTGTCGTTAAGTTTGTCCTCAGTTAGCTCAGGGTTAACTGGCTCCTCAGTAGACTGCAGGTCGCCACGGAAGATGGTGTCATTCTTAACTCCAGACCCTCTGTATCCGGGGCCGACATCTCTTACTAAACCCTTCAGCTGTGCTGTTACATTACTGAGCTGGCCTTCGAGTTCTTTTACTTTGGCATCAAGTATCCCCCTCCTAGCAACCACGTCCTCTCCACTGACTCGTTGCTTCCTGCTCCTAGCAACCTTTAGCTTGCCTAGAATCTTTTGCTTCTCCTTAGTTAGCCTTAGCTCTTCCTCAGTGTCTGCTTCAAGCTCCTCCTCTGTCCTAACAGGCTGACCCGCTCTGCCAACCGACATCTCAGCTGGCTCGAACTTTTGCAGAGCTTCCTCATGCTCCTCTGCCTGCCTCTTCTTCAGTGCCGCATCAAGCGGGCTAAGGCTGTCAGCTGTTATTAACTCTACAGCGGGTGGCCTTACCTTGGAGTGTACTTCATATTTCCTCTCCTCATTCTTGAACACCCAGTAATCTTTGCCTTCGCTCTTCTTGTTTTTCCTGTTAACCCATGACTGAGCCAGCCCTTTATTTGGCCACGGCCCTACGTTCTCCACATCCCCAGCCTCAACTGGCTCGGCGGTCTCGTTGTCCATTATGGTGGGCTTAACCCCAGCAACAACCTTAACATCAGACACCGTGGCATCCTTGTCCTTGCTGACCGCCTGCCTTGGGGACTTGCCTGCTACCCCCATCTTCTTGGCAACCGTCTTCGCCTTCCTAGCCTGCTTTGCCTTGGCCTGCCCTTTAGCATTCTTCTTCGCTGGCTTCTTCTTGGCTGGCTTAGCTGCCAGCTGCTTGAGCTGGGCATCCATCTGCTTACTGGTCAGCTCTTCAGTGCCTTCAATGCCCTCGTCTTGAGCTTGCTGGTCTGTTGCTTTGTAAATTCTCTTTAGGTATGGGCGAATGCTTTCACCAAAAGTGTCGAGCATTTTCTTTGACCACTTCTTGAACGAGACAATGCCCATCCTAGCATACACCACACCCAGCTTGGCACCGTTAACGGTTAGCTTGGCTGCAGCCTCAGCGTTAACTGCCCCAACACCCATCATCGACGTTGCTGACGGGTCTATTAGGTCATCTAGATTCTTCTTTACCTCTGCCTCTAGTGCTGCAGCTTGATCTTCTAAGCTCGCTGTTGCGGATGGCTCTTCGACAACCTCCTCCTCTGCTGCTACTGGCTCAGCCTCAACTGTTGTTTGCCCTTCCCTCCATTCTTGCCGCCGTTGCTGCTCTTCCTCTGCGGTTAAGGGCAGACCCCCTCCCGCCTCTAGCTCCTCGTTTGTGGCAGCTATAAAATCATCCTCTTCATTCTTTTCTGCCACCACCTTCTTCGCTGCTGCCTTAGCTTTAGTAGACCTAGCTCTCTTAGCTGGCTTCTCGGCTGGTGCTGGTGCTTCCTCGGTAACTGCCTCTTCCTCAGCAGCTTGACGTTCGGCTACTTCCGCAGCTATCTCCGGTGAGAACCTAGTCTCCTGCTCTCTCCAATTCTTAGGGTCAGCCTTACCTCTGAACCTCGCAGCAAACTCTGATCTCTGTGTGGGTATCTCAGTCGCCTTGGTTCCTGTCTCTTCCGGAAGCTGTATCGCTCGTGAGAATGACTCCTCATCAAACTTCCTCAACTTACCGGGGCCACCCCTCTTGCCTTCTGCCCTAGCCTTTAGGTTAGACCACGCTGGGTGCACTGCCCCTTCCATGAATGCCACCGCTTGGTCACGTACCATAACTGGAGACAGTATGGCCACTTCGTTGCCCTTCTTGTCTATCCCTACAACTTGATAAACCTCACCGCCCTTGTTGTCCGGTGATGGTCTCTTCCTTTTAACTGTAGCGATCTCAACAGCCTTGGTGTTCATGGCTCCAGCTATCTCATCGTCTGTCTGAGTCTCAGTTGTTGCCACCTCAAATTCATTGCGAGATTTCTGCAGCTTGACCGCTTTTACTAGCTTAGCATTGGTAACCTCCCCCTTCGTGTTGGTCTCAACAGTGCTGTGCAGCACACCCTCGGTGTCTGCTTCTTGAAGTAGCTCGATGTCCAGCTTCTCCTTGCCAGCAAAATCCATGTTGACCCAGCTGGGTTCCTCTTCTGCTGGGCCTGCGGTCTGGGTGACGCTTGTAACTACCTGCTCATTCCCTTCAGCGTCCACCCTAGTTAGTGGCACTGCACCCTCAGTAGCTGGTGCTGCCTCTGCGGCTGGTGCCACTGGTGCCACTGGTGCTGCCTCTGCGGCTGGTGCAAGGTCGAGAGTCTCGCTCACTGTCACCTTGGGTGCCTCGGCATTAACCACAGAGTCTTGTGCTTCCTGTACCCCTACGTCTGAGGCGGTGTAGTCCTTGACGGCAGCAGCCTTAAGCTCCTCCCTTATAGCACTGGCCTCTCCCTTAAGTCTTTCCGCTCCCTCCGTGTCACCTCTTGCCTGTGCTTTATCAGCTTGGGATTCTAAATTCTTAACCCTCTCTACTCGGCGTGCTCTCTTCGTGAACGCCATCGTCACAAGGCCGAACACGCCACCAACCAATCCGCCTACTCCACCTTGGTGTACTATCCCATCAAAGAGTTGCCTGTTCTTATCGTACCCAGCTATATCGCTGGCCACTTGGTTGAGCCACAACCCTTGTGCACTCTCCTGCGTCAGCTCAGCTGCTGCTGCTGCGGCTGTTTGGGTGGCTCCATGTATCCACTTGTTGTTGCTCGCGCTTTGGAATGCGGTGAGCCCCTTACTGAACCTGCCGTTAGAAACTTTATCCAAGTTCTTCCAAAGCTGTGTAGCTCTGCCAGTTGCAGCAGCCTGTCTAGCTAGGCTGTCTGCTCCATGCTTGGCTATGTCATCTATAGTTGAAGCACCCCTCATAGCTCTAAGCACATGAGGCGCAGCACCTATGACCTCAATCAAGCCAGCTGGTGCGTTCTTCCAGTACGCATCCCACGCCACATCCCAGTCTATGTTGTCGGGGTCTTCGCCACGCTTAATTGCGTCAGCCCTCATGGTAGCTACAGCATCTCGCCAGCCCTCCATTGAGGAAAGCCCAACACCTCCAGCTGCGACACCTCCACGCTCACCCCATTTCCTTCCGGAAGCAGCAGCCTTCGCGCCGTACATCCCTTCATATTTTGCTACCTTGGCATCAAATTTCTTGGTTACCTTCTTCCCTGCCTCTTCTGCAATCCTTTGCTGGGGCACAGAGAATGGCCCCGGTTGTCTGGTGCGGTAAGATAGCTTGGTCAATGCCTCTGTCTCAGCCTTGAGAGCTGTGTCCATTGCCTCCTTTGAGGTTAGCTTCTTGGCACCCGCCTTCATTCCCAGCTTCGCAGCCCCCTTGCCTATGATGCCACCAATACCGCCCAGCCCAAGGAAGCTAAGGGCAGAGCCCACACCCTTAGGTAGGTCGCTAAAGAAAAGACCAGTCGCCCCGCCCTTAAATCTGTTGGGCAGGTAATCTATCTCTGCCATCTCGGTGGCCTTAGTTCCAAACCTATACACCAAGCTGTCATCGGGGTCGGTGCCAGTGGCACGTGAACCAAGCACACCAGCCGATGAGGCAAGCTCCGTATAGCCCTGTGCTGTGCCACTACTAAGCTGCTTGAGTGGGACAGTTAAATAATCATACCAGTGATCTTCGTACTTGGGTTGCTCCTCTTCCTTTTGCTCCTGCTCCCTCTTCTCTTTCTCAACCCAGTCCGGAACCTCTTCAGGGTAGAAGCCATGCTTCGCCATCTGCTTCACCGCCGTGGCGTAGTCCGATGATATTATTTCCTTCCCTTGCTTTGAGGTAATCATCAATTCTTGCTCCTATCTATAAACTTCTCTAGCTTTCTGAGCTTTCTCGACCCTGCCAATAGCTGCTCAAGATTCAACTTGAATGCGCCTGTTGCCATCTCGGGGGTAATCTTAAGTGGGTACGGCTTATCGAACCGCTCCCTTGCTGGGTCATGTATGCTCCCCATGGTTGGCGCATTCGGGACTGCGCCTTGCCTGTGCCGCTCGTGAGCAAGGGGCAGCATGAGAGTCCAGCCCACCATATCTTTAGCAGGTAGTGCGGCGAACTCTTCCATGGTGATCTCCTTGCCTTCTCTCTGCTCATATATAGGCTTATGGTAGTTCAGTGAACGCTCCTCGCCAGTCCATTTAATCCTTGGCCCCGACTCTCTGCCAGTCATCACCGTCTCGACTTTCGCCACTCTAGCGTCTAGAAATTCAGTGGCTATAAGTTCATCAGCCTCACGGTTAGAGTGCTTGCCGAAATAGTTTGTCATTCCAGTAAGTTCAGCAAAAGTCTCCTTATGAGGCTGAACCTCAGTATCGTTTATGTGTCTTATGCCATTGTTAACTTGCTGCCTAGCATCCGAGCCACCCTGCATACTGTTGTTTAGTGAGTATTCTTTAATTGCTCCTATTAGAATGTCTGCTTCTTCTTCGGTTCCCCCAAGTCCACCGTCATCTCCACGATAATCAGAGTACGCACCCCCTTGCTCCCCTTCCGCCCTTGTTATCTGACCTCTTATGATCTCAGTGTAAGGGAACGGCCCCTTGTCCCATTGGGGCTTACTCATGGTGGTGACATCCTTAGACCATGGCACGTTCTTAGTGAGAGACTGTGTGGCGTCGGTGAGGTGGGTTTGTGATGATCCACCGATGGACGTAGCCAACAAAGCCATCGGTGCGAGAGGGCCAAGAAGAGGGGTGACCCCGGTAAGAAAGGCAGCGTCAACTGGGTGGATTCTGTTATCCGTCGGAGTGGTCACGGTCTTAATGTCGCCGCTGACTGCCTCACTGCCCTGCGTGGGCCTCTGGCCACGGGCGGGAATGGGCTTAAGACTGTTCCCTTGGCCAGCCGCGATCTGATCGTAGGTTACTCCAGCGGGTGCCTCGCTTGTAGCTGGAGGCGTGCTATTCCAAAACTTAACATTGCCGTCTTCATCTAAACTGTACGGATCAATCACCGCACCTTCCTGCAACATGTCACCTATTGGGCGACCCCCCATAGGTGTTCCATTCTCTGTCCTAACCTCCTGATAAAACTTTTGATATGGAATCTCTGGCTTTTCGCCAGACGGTTTCAGCTCATACTCCTCGCTTTCCTTAAAGTCCTTAACCTTCTCCTTAAGTGCGTCTCTTCGTATCTTATCAAGGGGTACCTTCTCTATCGTATAAGTACCGTCTGATTTCATCACCATCTTTTGGATGACGTACTCCGGTTTAGCCATCTCTCGGTTGCCCCTCATCTCACTGATGCCGTCCTCAGTAAGAATAAACGTACCCTTCGGCAGCACCTCATACCAACCCTTATCCTTATGCTTGTCTATCAACCATTGCTCTTCCTCGTCTGTCAGTTTAACCTCTGTCTTCTGAATGTCTAATCGTTGGAGCATCTTTCTCCCGTTAGTGTTCCACCCCATTCCGCTATCGTTCCTGTACTTCCAGCCACCCAGCGCAGACTTGGCTTCCAAATCATTCCGCTCTCCTTCATCAAGAACATCAGAGAAAACTTTCCCCACCTTTTCAGCAATAGCCATGTTCTCCTTGGCTTTGCTGGCATTCTCAAAAGAACCTTGGACTGCTTTAATTTGGGCATTCCCTGTCAGGCTCCTCGCGCTCGGAGGCGTTACGTTCCACGGGTTCTCCCCTCTCAAGACAGCATCCGTAGTGGCTTTCCTGTATGAATCAACTGCTACAAGGTCTAGTTGCTCTTGTCTAAACTTATCTGCTTGATTCCTCTTGTAGTCAGTGTCAGCTCTCTTCGATTCTATGGATGCCTCAGCTTCAGCAGATGCGTACTTGATGTCTATTCTCTTAGCCTCTTGATCCAGCAGCATCCCTTCCATCTCAAGGGGCATCAACGCTGCCTTCTGATTTAGTTGCTGCTGGCTTTGGTTAAGCTCCATCTCGCTTATCCACGCACGCTGGGACATCTCTTGTCTCATCGTCTCAGCCTGCATCTCTGCCTTCTTTAGATTGTTCTGAGCGGTAATCATCCCGTTCATGGCAGATGCCGATACCTGCGCTGACTTGATGGCATTGGCTGCACGTGCATTGTCTGCTGCCGCACGCCTTGCTGCGTCTGCTGACTTGGCCTCGAACTCCACCACTGCCTGCTTCTGACCAGCCAATCCTGCTACATCATCGGCGGGGTTCAGCGGGCGGTAGCCCACGTTAATTGCATTTAATCTTTGTGCCATAAGTTAATCCTAACTGAAGCCTCCGCCTGTTGCGCCGCCGTAGCCTCTCATGCCTACGCGAGTATTAGCTGCATCCTGCTGCCTCCGCCACACAGCCTGTTCGTACCTACCCTTTGATGATGTTTCATACCACTTATCATATTCAAATGCTTGCTGTTCCCTATGCCTTGCATCCAGCCTGTTTTCTGCTTGTTGTCTCTGCCATTCTTGGACATAGAACTGTTCGTTTATCTGCTGCACTTGATGCAACGCCTTGGATTGAGCCAGCTTAGATTCGTACACGTCACGTGTGTCAGCCTGCTGCTGGCCCGACCAAGCATCCCAGCTCGGGCCTTGCACTGCGGGGTCATTAGCTATGTTGCCCATGAATGCGTTCTGTTGGAACGCCATAAACTGTGGCACTTGGGCCAGTGCATTCTGTTGAGCCTGCAACCCAGCCCTGCCAAAGCTGGCAAGGGACATGTTAACTCCAGCACCCGCACCGCCTTGTATTCCTTGGGTCTGCATCTGCGCTGCGTACTGTTGGTTAAGAATCTGCTCGTGTGTTTTGGTTAACTTACCACCCAGCGCACTGCTAATAACATCTTGGGCTGAGGACATCATGTCCGTGAACCCCGGTATGCGGCCAAGGATACCTTGCAATGTATCCATCTTCTTCCCCGCAAGCTCGGCACGTGAACCCTCGGTGTCCTTCATCATCTCTAAGTAGTTGGTGTAGTCCTGCCCTTGGTCTCGCGGTTGGAACGGATTAACATTCAACACTGATTGATACGGCCCCGTGTTGGGATGGGGCATGTTGGTGTAATCTAACATTCTTTATCCTATTGTATGTTTTGTACTCCAGCAGCGGTGTCTGCTGCTGAGCCATGTATGCGGGGCACGACAACCGTGCCGTCTCCTATGTAATGCATTAAGTAATCTTGCAACATCCCAACCGCTCGTTGCTCGAAGGCGATTGCCTCCTCCAACATGTTCTTTTCAGCTAAGGAAATACTCATAACCATTTCCTTAACAGCTGGCTTGATGTTAATGAAGAGCCAATCGTTGTCGTTTATAGCGGGTATAAACCGAGCCTTACCAACCACGGTCACCGTGGTGCTTGTGTTGGTGTCCGGTAAGCCGGGGATAAGGGAACGCCTATAGTGAGGCTTGGTCTCGTCGGGCTCGTAGTGTCCCAAAGCCCTCTCGGTTACGGTGCCTTCCGACTCAATCTCGAACAGTTTAACTGGGTACTTGGTAACGTCCTTTATTACGGCTGACAGCTCAGTGAACTTCTGAGTGGTATCAAGAATGTACAGCCCTGTAGTGGACTGAAGAGCACCACCAGTAAGCGTTACCTTGACCCCGTCAATGACGTTGCCGCCATCTACGCTTCTAACCCAGTCACCATTCTCATCGTAGCCCTGCAGTATGATGGTTGCAGTGGCTGTCTCCCCGTCAGTGTACTTAACCCTAAGCAACTTCTCCTTGTCATCCTCAATCAGTATGTCTTGGAAGCTGGGTGCCTCCCCCCTGTCTATAAGGGTGAGGGCATCGTTATTTGCTGTGTCCAGCAAACCCGGCCCTGACTCAAGGAACTCATACCAGCTGTCACGTACCTTTCCGGATGCCCCCGAAATTGCCACGGCCTCAATCGTCTCTAGCTGCCTTGGCCACGTGATGGCTCCATTACTCTCAATTAACTCGTACCTTACATATGTTCCCGGCCACTTACCCTTATACATAAGACGTTCCTGTGCCTCGTTAATGTAATCCACAACACGGGTATCCGTGCTGGCCATTGACAGCATCTTGGCACAAACTGGTTTAACGTCTTTAAGTAGTAGCTTCATAGTAGATTTCTATTTATTCTAAACCCTATGGACATTCGTTGCTCCTCGGCATAGACGCAGTGCCACATTGGGTTCTCCTTCGTTACTTCAAACTCCCTCATATTCCACCCTGCCTTATCCCAACTTGTAACATATTCGCCGTTCAAACGATAGCGGAAGAATGATTTGTCACCCTCTTTTACATGCGATATGTATATCCTAGTGCACGGATCACCGCTGTTTGTGTGCCACCCCATGAACCCACCCTCTTCCGGGTAGAGAAACATGCCGGACATTTGAATGCTCGACTTGGGGTAATACTTGGCCAGCTCACGTATCATAGGGACAAGCCTACTCCTTGGAACCTTCAGTCTTCTAAGGCATTTTAGTTCTGCCTTATCTAGGTCGTCTGTCATTTTCTCTAGAAAGACAGGGGCACAACAGGATGCGGCCCGCTCTACGTCAGGCTCAGCAACACGTTCGTTCTCGTGTGTGTTCCATTTTCCATCCATTAACTTCTGCATGTTATCGGGCACAGTGGTTGTGATCCTCATCCTGTCACGTTCCTGTTCCCACTCAATGTGTTCCGCCTCCGGGGTGAGGCTTTCAATCATCTGTAACTCCTTGTCAGGGTTGATGGGTACTAGCCCCGGCCCAGTTGGGGCCATATGATCATCAGTCTGTCCGGGTGTCGGCCTTAACGGTAATTGTATTTGTTCTTTCATATTAAGCAGGGGGGTAAGATGTGTCGCACATCGTGAAGAGTGTTTATGACATCCCAGTCTATATGGTCTGGGAAATCCCTCAGTTCGTTCTTGGCTTCTTCCACGCTATCAACCGCCTCTTGGTTCTTAGAGCAGAGATACCTAAACTGCACCGAATCTAGGTGAGCAAGAAGTTCATCTCTCCTTTTCCTAAGCCACTCCATCCTTATTTCCTTGGCCTTCTCAATGTCTACTGTGACGTTGCCGTCATCGTCCATTTGCCAAGCATCAAAGAAAGCACCGCCGGGGTCTTCTTCAGATGGGTGTTCCCCAACCTCGACAGACCCTTCCGGTAACCTGTGTTTTTCTGCCTCATCGAAGATGGTCACCATGCCAACCCGACCTAGTTCCACCCCTGTTTCAGGGTGCTTCTGTTTATACATATAGTTAGTCGTCATTTTTTCCTTTAATTACCAAAGAACACGACACTTACACCAGCTGTTGGTGCTTCACCTTTGTCGTTGTCCCAATCTACGTCTCCATCTGTGGCGTTCTCTGCACCTGCCACCATTCTAGGCAGTTCAACTGTTGCTGTTCCAGCACCTCCGCTTATTGTTGTTGCTGTAATTCTAACGTGGTCAGCACCTGTGTATGAGCCAGCTGCTTGATCTTCCGCACCAAAACCGGGGCTGCTTGCAATGGCTAGGCACACGTTTGAATAGCTCACATCGCTGGTGGTTATAGTGAACTGGCCAATGCCAGTGCGGTTTACCGATGCAACATTGTAGTTTGTACCTACCTCAACCGCTCCCCCAGTGGTGCTATTAAATTTAACCCACGCCTTGGCGTGTCCATCAGTTGTCTCAGCTGCAGGGGCAATCTCGGTCAAGGCCGTTACGCGCCCATAGGTGTCTACTGTCACCACTGCGTTCATGGTAGATGAGCCCTTGGTGCCTGCTGTTACCACTCCGCTTGGCAGAGCTGCGGCGGGTATTGGCACCGGAGTCCACGCTGCGTCTTTGTAATAGTGCCACCCAAGGGAACTGCAGTCAGGGTCTGTTTGCTGTTTGAACCACACATGGTTGGTGGCTGGCGCAGAATCACCCGCACTAAATAATGCCCCGCCAGTAAAGCTGGACTCAGTGGCGTTAATGAAGTCTTCGTAAGTCTTCTGCCAGCTCTTATGGCAGAAGCTCCCGCCAAGTGAACCAGCTACAAGAGATACACTTCCTCCCGTTGTTATGTTTGTACAAGCCATATCTTATGTTTCCGGTTGTTTATCACACGTTGCTAGTATTTCTTTCTCAGTGCTATCAATAGCATCCACTTCTGCGTAGGTCTCCTCGGGCACGTTCCGTGCATTGAGCCTAAACATTTTCAGTCGAGCCCTGCCAGTCCATTTAATCCTAGCTGCGAACTCAAATCCATAATTAAAGGGTTTACCCACCGAGTCAACGATCCCGTCCGACGGGGCACCGATGGACATCCTCGGCCTGTACTGGGGCAGGTAGGTCTTAACCCCCTCAGTCCCAGTGGTGATACATGGCAAGCTGGCCCATCCTCCTCCCGGTTCCGTCATGTCATCAGTGCAATCCTTGTAGGCAGCGTTAATGTCCCAGTCCTGCCAGCCAACCCATACGGGGTACTGGTCGGGGTGGAAATAAGTGCTGAAGCTGACCACCCCGCCTGTGGCGTTATCAACCCAAAGGTCTGCGCCTTCCAGCTTTATGGCACTGCCCTTGGAGCCAAAGCTATATGAACCCGACTCAACAACGGAGGTTATCTTGTTATCAACAGTACCGTCCTCATCAAATATAGCAGAGTCATCACCACGCCTAAGCACCCACATCTCAGTGTCCCCTGCAGGGTTGTCAGAATCATACCGACCTTCCCTGCCGAAGCAGATGCAGTTCTCAACAGAGTTAACCATGCCAGTAATGAGCTGCATCCATTCTATGTTCCTCGTTATGCTGCTGCGAGACACGTCTAGCTGCCAGTACCCGTCATAGGCAGGCTGGCTCGCTTCGCCCATGCCGGATATTAAATCAAAATCGAGAACGACGATCCCCTTGAATCCCACTCCCTTCGTTTGGTCGGGGGAGGAATGTGTCGTTAGTAGGTATCGGTTGTCGAACAATACTCCGCTGGCCCTCTTGAAGTAGGCAGGGTCGTCGTCCTCTAAAATTCCGTTAACCTCACGGCTTATAGGGGTGTTGCCGTATTGACTGAAATCCCTAACAGCCATGATGAGGGAACGTATCCCATCCTTAGACCTAAACATAACATCACCATTCGCCAAGGCCGTGGAGTTCTGTGACATGGAACCATTGTTAATCAACACAACCCGCTGAGCGGGGTCAGAGGAGGCAAACCAGTCGTACCTGTCAGCAGGTACAGTAACGCTAACCGCCCCGTTCTGAGTGAATACGACCAGCTCTCCTTGGCCGAGAGCCGAGTTTGGTGCGTGTGTAAACACCATAGCAGTGATGTCTCCTGCGCCGAGGGGGACTCGGAAGGAGCCGCCACCTGCTATGTACTCATTCTCAGTAAACTTCAGCGTACCAGTAGGGCCATTAGCTATGTCGCCTGCCACGAAGTTGCTTCCTTGTGCAACCCACAGCCTGCCGTGACCGTAAGCCATAGGGCCAGTGCCCTTGGGAACCTCGTTCTCTTCAGAGTCAGAGTATCTGTTGGCTCCTACGGTGTCATATATAAAGGGACGATTAACCCCGTCTTGAATGATTAGATAATTCTTTAACGGGTTCTCTTTTGCCTGTGCGAAATAAACCTGCTCAACCCAGTCGGCTAGGGGTGCCCCATTGGTTTCATCAGCAACAGTCCAGTCGTTGCCCTCAACAATGGGCGGGTCTATCCTGTAAACATTACCTCCAGCAACCGCTATGATGTGCCCCTCGTTGTCATCCTCAGTAAACCATGATGCACCTTGGAACTTGGCCTCAACAAATGCAGTGGTAGCTGCAGAAGCCTCAAGGGTTACCTTCTTAAATGCTGGTCTTGTCTTGGCGTACCCGCCTCTAAAGGAAACATTCTCAGCATAAGAACACTCAGTCGGGCCGAGCAGGGCAGGGCTCTTCCCCGAATCCATGCCGCCGGGAAGGGCGTGGAAACCATCAGACACTCTATGCTGGTCGTTAATCATGCTTAATAATAAAGTTTATAGCTAGGTAAGGAGGACAAATCTCTACTGGGTCTACCTCAGCCCCGAGTAAAGCCTCTCTCCCTCCGACCTCACTGGTTAGACCAGCGTGTGTGTGACCAATCCCAAGGCCAACCTCTGTTCCAGTGGTGCCACTGTGACTGCCAGCTTGGTTGGTGGCTCCAGTCGAGCTCTGCGCTGCTATCCATGCGACCCCGTCAGTTGAGTCGGAATCGCTTGCTGCGTAGTCGATGTCAACGGCGTGGTAATGTCCCGCCTCGCTCGCATCTATAGTGTGATCGTGATCTAGTTCTGAAGTCTCGAAGGTGTGGTCATGGGTCAGCCCGCTGGTTGCCACGGTGTGGTCGTGATCCAGTGCGGCAGTTGCCACGGTGTGGTCGTGATCCAGTTCTGAGGTTTGGAAGGTGTGCCCGTGGCCGGGAATATCAAAGTCATGGTCGTGTGCTGCTATTGCGTGATCATGTTCACTGGTTGTAACAGTGTGAGTGTGTCCCGGTGAATCGTGATCGTGTGCTGCTATGTCATGGCTGTGTGCAGCCATCGTGAAATCATGGTCATGCGCGGCGATTGTATGGGTGTGCTCAGGGACTGTGACTGTATGCTCGTGTGCCGCTATTGTGTGATCATGTTCACTGATTGTAACAGTGTGAGTGTGTCCCGGTGAATCGTGATCGTGTGCAGCTATTGTGTGGCTGTGTGCAGCCAACTCAAAGTCGTGTTCATGTGCCGCTATCGTGTGGTCATGTTCACTGATTGTAACAGTGTGAGTGTGTCCCGGTGAATCGTGATCGTGTGCAGCTATATCATGGGAGTGGGAGCTAATGTCGTGGGTGTGACTCGGAACAGTTACAGTGTGGCTGTGTTCCGGTGAATCGTGATCGTGAGCAGCTATACCGTGGGTGTGTCCGGGGATCGTAAAATCATGTGAGTGGGTTGGCAGGTCGTGGGTGTGTGACCCTAAAGTGTGCGTGTGTGTAGGGATGTCAACATCGTGGGTGTGAGCAACGGCATCGTGGGTGTGAGCAGCTACGTCAATGTCGTGGGCGTGCTGTAGGGTAGTAAAGGTGTGGCTGTGTGCCGCTATCGAGTGATCGTGTTCGCTGGTTGTGACGGTATGCGTGTGTCCCGGTGAATCGTGATCGTGTGCTGCTATATCATGGGAGTGGGCAGTAAGGTCATGCGTGTGCTCGGGGATCGTTATCGTTCCATCAATGTCATGCACGTGGTCGCCAATCGTTACTGTATGATCGTGAGCCGGGGAGGTATGCGTGTGGGCAGATACAGAGTGGCCATGAGCCGGAACAGTGTGCGTGTGGGATGGTAGGTCAAAGTCAAAATCGTGACTGTGGCCAGCATGATGTGCGTGTGGGAGATCAAACGAGTGAGTGTGATCAAATAAATCAGTGTTAACCGTGTGTGTGTGGTTGCCAACATCCACTTCATGGGTGTGCGTCATGTTGTGTGTGTGAGCCGCTTCGGTGGCAGTGTTGCCAGTGACAGCGTGGGTGTGATCCCCAAAAGAGTGTGAGTGTGCAGCATATGTGTCAGTGCTGCCGTCAATATGAGTATCATGGTTGTGCTCGATGATATTTCCGTAATACCAGTTCAAATCTACGTCGTTTGCACCCCAGTCTTCGCCAAGCGTCCAGTCCACCGACCTCCCAGCAGGAGCCGCCCAAGAGTCACCCGCACCTCCCGCAGACCACACATTAACTGCTCCATAGTCTACATACGAATCGGCGATGTACTGGAAAATCTCGGCTGCTTGGTGGTCTGTAGCGAGTCCTGTGTCCTCCATTGTGGAAGAGCGTTCGTTAAAAGACATATCGTGACTGTGTGACCCAGCAGTACCAGTGGTGCCGCTCGTCCCTCCGGAGGTAACGTCATAATCATGTGAGTGAGCAGTGCCAGCACCTGTGCTGGCATAGTCTGAGGCACCGGATGTGACCGTGTAGTCTGCGCTGACTGGAATTTCCGCAGTTTCAGATGTCCAGTGTATTCCCAGCGGAGCATTGTAGCCCCCTTCACCCGACGGGCCTCCAACATCTATTCCTAAATCAGCCGCAGTGCCGTCTCCTCCGGTGTTAAAGCCTGCATCATCGTCATCGTCTATGGTATCTGCTACTAGGTGGTCGTGTGCACCACTGGTGGAGGATGTAACATCCCAATTTTGTTGTGCAAGCGCACCCGTGGTCAACTCAGCAGACTGGCCTGTGGTTCCGCCGCCCCCGGAGTTAACTGTCACAGCCGTATCATCAGCGTTTATGCTCCAGCCTGTGTGAGTGGAGGCGGTTAAGACATCATCATCTACGGCTAAGCTCCAGCCTGTGTGAGTGTCAATCGCTGCATCAACACCTTCAGTTTCTAAGATTCCTGAGTCGTTAATTGTTACATCCGTTGATGTGGTTGGAACGCTTTCACCCCCATAAGTTGAGGTATCTAGTGCTACTGCGTCCGTGGTGTAGGACTGACTACCGCCACTAGCTGTATTTTGTTCGATTGCTCCACCTGCATTGATTGTTACATCAACCGAGTCTGATGTGATGTCCTCCGCTCCACCTGCTCCAGTTGTTCCGGAAGAAGCATTCGTTGTTACGTCCACCTCGTCAGTGGTATACCCAACATCCGCATTAGCAGCAGTTGTTAGGGCCGTGTCGTTAATTGTTACATCGGTAGGGTCAGCTGCTATGCTCCAGCCGCCGTGAGTGTCAATCTCTGCATCAACACCTTCAGTTTCTAAGATTCCTGAGTCGTTAATTGTTACATCCGTTGGTGTGGTTGGAACACTTTCACCTCCATAAGTTGAGGTATCTAAAGCTACATCAGAGGTGTCATATTCAGCGGCAGCAAGTATGCTGGTTGTTAGGGCGGTATCGTTAATAACCACATCCGTTGGTGTGGTTGGAACACTTTCACCTCCATAAGTTGAAGTATCTAAAGCTACATCAGAAGTATCGTAGGTGGCCTCAGCTAAGGTGCTTGGGGTTAGGGCTTCACTTGACGTGGTGTAATCCGCCGCCGCTAACTCGTCAGTTTCCAGCACTCCCGAATCGTTGATAACTACATCCGTTGGGGTGGATAAAATGCTTTCACCATTGTGTGTCGATGTGTCTAAAGCAACAGAATCGGTGGTGTACTCAACAGAGCTGGTCTCGTCAGTGTCAACGTCATCATTAGTGTAACTCGGAACACCAATGGCAGCAGTTGTATTGGTGTAACTTGGGTCACTAATGGCTGCTGTCGCGTTGTCATAATTAGCCGCAGTCATGGCGGCAGTTGTGTCAGTCCAGTTAGGGTCGGCTATGGCGGGAACCCAAGCCGCAGCACTGTTGTCTTGAGCAACCACCGCATCACCACTGTAGCCATCGAGATCAATCGCATGACTGTGTCCACTCTCTTCAGTGACGGAGACAGTGTGCGCGTGGCTCGGTACACTGAAGGTATGGGAGTGCTCCGCTAACTCGATGGACACATCCTCTATCTCCAGTTCGTGTATGTGAGGAGGCATCTGCTCTAGGTCTAGGGTCACCCTATGGTTGCCCCCAACCGAGCCAAGAGCTAATGGGCCGGGGAAACTAGCCCTCCCTCCGGGGAGGGTTCCCGAGCCAACAGTAACCCTGCCTCTGAAGTCAGGTGTCTTACCGTTAAACGCAGAGAGTATAGCTTGTAGCTTAGGGAAACCGCTGGCGGATTGCCCATCACAAAGCAGATAGCCATCCGGAGCAACTGTACCCACCCATTGGAAAACTGCACCAACAGGAACCTCAACAGAAGAAGCGGCACTTGTGCCTCCAAGCCCCGCTATCTTCTTTGGTACATTATTCTCAAATTGCCCCCAAAGGTCGCCATTGTTATCAACATAAAGCCTAGTCCTCTGAGTGCCAACACCCCGTACAGTCTGCTGCTCAATCCACGACGGAGGCGCGGTGTGCATTACTGGAGATATATTGTGGTAAGGTGCTCCCATTGCTCCGGTCTCTCGGGACTCTCCCCGATTCTATACCGTATAAGTTATTCAGCAGGCTCCGGTGCAGGCTCCTGAAACTTGAACTTAGCTGGTAGTGGCCGTGTACGCGCAGCTTCAATCTGCTTGTCCAAAGACGCCTTCCAGCCCTTCTCTTCAGCAGTAGCTTCTGCCTTCGCAATCGCCCAAGCCTCGTCGATTTCATCAAATGAAATGAAGTTGTCGGGGTCGAGCGGGCAGGCGATAGCAGCGTCAATAAACGCCGAATAGCCGTCATCGCTAACTGCTGTCATTCCAGCTACTAGGGTTTCCACGACTTTTTCTTGCTGGCCGTTAACCTCTTGTGTCGTTACCAAGGGTTCCAGACGAGTGTATGCATATGTATTTGGCATAATAGTATTAGTTTGTTGTTATTGGTTTAGGTTATATCCCTGATATAGTCCAGTTCGCGGTCACACCAGTATCCGCGCCTGTCCAACAAGTTAAGTCACAAATCACAAGCCCCATAGTCGATGCACTCGATGGGTCGTCTCCGACGTTATTCCACTCTGAAGGTTGCTCAATTCCCACCATGTGACTGTCGTTGGTCATATCAATCATCAACCTAACGGTGCGCCCTGCGGCGTAATTAGAACCTGTCAGAGCTGTTTGTGACTCATTGCCGTCCAACGTAAAGGTCTGAAGGTTGCTCTTACTGAAATCTATGTTAACAGTGTCACCAGTGGTGAGGGTTTCAACGGCTTGCTGGATTTGCCCTGCCGCATACACATCACCGCCGTCAGTCACACTAAAGCCATATGAACCTACCGATATAGACCCATCGGAATTTATTCCCAACGCAACCTCACCCACATCGGCTTGCTGAATGAGAACAGCAGGACATGTTCCTGCGGCTGGCGCAGTTTGAGCGAAGGCGACCATTTGCCTTGTCGCGCCCGTAACATTCCTTGAAACTTGAAATGCCCTTCCCGATCCTGCCTGAGTGAACTGAGCCAAGGTGCTTCCGTCAGTCGTCGTTCCAGCAACGTGCAGGGGAGAGGTTGGCGCAGCCGTCCCGATGCCTACAAAGCCGGAACCATCTACTATGAGTGCGGGGCTGGACGCATCCATGACCTGCAATGCATCACCAGTACCATCGTTTCTTATGCGAACAGTAGCTTGAGTGCTGGTTGGGTGCTCATCTGTAAAGTAAGCAAGAGCCTCAGTGTTAACTTGGTCAACATTACGGATGACTTGGAATCCACGGGTTGCTGCTGTTTGGTTTATCTCTAATTTAGCAGTTGGCGCAGCCGTCCCGATGCCTACGAGTCCGGCTGAGTCTATATGTAGCGCATTTGTCCCCCCGTTGACTCTCAATCCTAAATAACTGCTTGCATCTGCTGTACCGCGACCAAACATTCCTGTGTTCAAATCACCCCAACCATAACCATAACCAGTGTCACACTTGACGAAACCTGTAGCTATATCTAGTTTTTGCGCTGGCGCAGCCGTCCCGATGCCGACGTTGCCAGATGAGTCAATCCGCATCCGTTCTGCTGAACCCGCAATTGCGTAAAAAGCATCACCTACTGCACCAAGCTGAACTCCTCCCGAAGAAGTGGTGTTATCTTTAAGTCCGAGTTCAGCGTAAGCATCTGTTGACTCAATCAGCGCAACTTGATTTTCTGCACTCGTTACGTGTAACGGTTGTGAAGGCGTACCTCCGATGCCGAGCCCTGTGCCATCGAGGGTCATTTTAACTGCGTTATTCTGGTAGAACGAAACATTGTGATCCCCTTCAGTGCCGAGAACCAACCCTCCAGATGCCGAGCTTGCGGAGAAAACCGAAAGTGCGTCTGCTTGATAAACACCGGACGAAGTGTAACCGTCATCTTGGACAGTAATGAGTCCGAGTGCAGAGTTGGACCTGACCCTTAATTGGGCTTGTGCGGCTGTGCCAGCAGTGTCGTTAGTTACTTGAGCAACTGTTCCCCCGTTTTGGTCTTTTCTTACCTCTAGCACCTGAGATGGCGCAGCCGTCCCGATGCCTACGTTGCCAGCTTCCGAAATACTGAGTCGGGACGCACCAACACTATTGTCATAATAAAACTCCAAAGACTTGTCATTAGCTAAAGCCCCCGTTCCAATATACCAGTCTTGAGTGCTTCCAGTGCAAAGTCGAATGCCTGCATCGTCGGAGATAGCTGCTCGTTCCACTCTCACGGTAGATGTGCCTGACCCACCTATGTGAAGCTTAGAAGATGGCGCAGTCGTCCCGATGCCGACCTTGCCTGCCGAGTCGATGATCGCACGAACGACATCACCTGTAACAAACTGCATCTTGTTTGCTTCTGGTGCTGATATAAATGTAGTCTTATCGGTGGTACGTAAAGACAGTCTAGCTCCGTCAGCAATTTGCACCGCGCCGTCAGAGGCGATAACCATCCGGCTAGTAGCACCTCCATCAGTCTCTGCCGTGAAAAATTCAAATGAACCTTGAGTCGTTGCATCTGCACCAACCGCATGGAGCCGTGCGTTTCCTGCGTTGTTATCAATGACTAATGAATTTGCTCGTGCACCAGTTGTCCATACAGCACCAGATTGCGCTATTGCTCCAACAACATCCAATGTCACCAATTGAGGCGCAGCCGTCCCGATGCCGACTTTGCCGTCACCCATTACAGCCAGTGCGTTGGAGTCTCCTCCAGTGTTAACCCGTAGACCATACGCTGTCGCATCGCTGCTCGCTATTTGCGTGTTAAGACCATGCTTTGCTCCAGAGCCACCAGAGTTGTATAGGTAGGTGAGGTAATTACTCGTACCCGGATCACCATGCACATGAAGGGGAGAGGATGGCGCAGTCGTCCCGATGCCGACGTTCTGGGAAGAATCGACAGTCAATGCTGCCGCACCACCTCCCGTGGCAAGCTGAAGTGTGCCAGCTTCCCGAAGCCTTATCATACCATCTTCGTCACCAGTTAACCCAATTTCAAGTCCATCGTCTACGGTTGCTCCAGTGTCATCGTTGGTTATTTTAATGTAAGTATCGTCAGTGCCGTGGATGTGGAGTTTTTTTACTGGCGCATCCGTCCCGATGGCGACATTGCCACTAGAATCAATTAACATTCTACACTTATTAGCTCCAGAAAACTGATTACCCGTGCCATCACTCTGAGTCCAAAACTTGAGTCTGGAAGGGTAATCATAATCAGCAGCAGTCCAAGCTGCGTCTGCTTCAGCAGTAATCATTGCTCCAATCTCGTTGGATGCCGTATCACCACCGAACATATAACCTCCTAGTATATCATCTGCTGCTACTGATGCTGCGGCTTCAGCACGGTGCATCATCATGTAAGCACCTGTCGAGTTTGAGACTACCAGTTTACTTCTGGCTGATTCTCCAGCTATCTCTACGTCAGTCGTGCCGATGCCGACCGCGCCACTAGAATCAATTCGCATCCGTTCGGCCCACGAACCACCATGAGTCCAAAAGGCCAAACTGCTGGTTGCTCCTGACGGTGCTATGATTCCCACCCCCGCTTCACCGTTGTCGTAACCGAGATGTATTCCCTTGCTTGCGGCGGGTTCTATAAATCGAGCAACATCATACCAATTCCCCGACACCTCAACTCCTGCCTTGTAGCAGTCAAGAGGATAGGCTGGCGCAGTCGTGCCTATGCCGACATTTGCCCCGTCCGATGTATTGATTATTACATGACCTGTTCCCCTTGCATCTATTCTAAAATTTGTATTTGCATCTAGGGCAGTTGAGCCATCGGCAGTTTCATTGGTAATTCCAATACCTTGATTATGTATCTCAACACCAACAGATTTATTATTAGTGTAAAAACCCGCTACAGCATCGTATGAGTCATTATTAGCTGAAACAACAGTTAGTGCATGTTCGGGCGCAGCCTCTCCTATTCCGACTTTGCCCGAGCTGCGGTAGACATCACTACCATCTTCAGTCCACAGTTGGCTGGCAGCACCAGCAGCTACCCAAGCGATTCCACCCGCACCATCGGAGGTTAGCACATCCCCATCGTCTCCATCATCACCAGCAATCGTTAGTTTTCCTGCTGCCAAATCAATGAGCCCACCCGAGTCGACACTAAGCCGGATTGCTCCTGCCGTGTCGTCACGAATATCAAAATTCCCATTGCCATTGGAATCCATCCTCCATTGTCTTCCGGTGGTAGCTTGATTATTCTTGACGATGAATCCTACACCTGTTGTCGAGTTCGTACCTTCAAGAAGGATATGTCCATCGCCACTGCTAACTAGATGTAGTAACTGAGTAGGCGTACTAGTCCCGATGCCGACGCTGCCGTCAGTTAGAATTGAAAGTGCAGTTCCAGCGTCATTACCGTTTACATCAAAATATAAAGCGTTTTTTGAGTAGATGTAGGAGTTATAGGCTTGATATATATCCATCCAATGGTCACCGACTTCGCTTGTGTCTTCTATACGAATTTTTGTAGCGGTACCAGATACATGTAACTTCTGAGCTGGCGAAATCGTCCCGATGCCGACATTGCCTGTTGTTTGTTCAATAACCATTGCATCACCAACACCATAAGTACCGAACCTCAAGCCCTTTCCATGCTGTGAGCCTATATAAAAACCAGCATCACCGAAATATATCCGCGCCGTTTCGTCAGTAGCATTGAATCCATCTTCGCCCCAGACAATGATGTCACCTGTTCTTACGTCCAGAGCTTTGGCTGGCGCAGCCGTCCCGATGCCGACACCAGTGGAGGTAGCTGTTAATACAGGAGAGTTATTAGCCCAAAGCTGAACATGATGACTTGTGCTGTTGCCTAAAATATGGTCGCCCGCATCTCCCCATGATATAGGTTTGTCATTTGGTAGATGTATTGTGCCATCATTTTGAATCCGCATCCTCTCAGTAAGAACGTCATTGCCAGCATTCGTTTTGAATACTAACGAAGCATCATTAACTGTGTCAGACCACGCAGCTTCGGTAAGACATGAAATGCTACCCCCCACCTTCATAGTAGAGGACGCATCTTCTGCTCCTTGAAATTGTATGAGGCCAAGACGATGACCGTCACCCATAGCTGCCCCGTCATCATGTGCAAGCATTATGCCAGCACCCTGAATCGCGGTGCTGGCACTGGTGTTTAGAATCTTGAGATGATTCGGGCTGCTGTCTGATTCAAGAGTCAGTAGATGGGAAGGCTCATTGTTGCCGATGCCGAGACCTAAGTTGCCATTTTTGTTGAGGGTTAATGGATAAGTTGCTGTCTCGTCACTATAGAACTGAAGCCCATTAACGGCTGCTCCAATTTGCCAGCTCGGTGTGCCTGATTTTATTTGAATCCATGTACTGGACGCAGAAGATTCAAATAGAGCAGAAGAGGCGTTAGTACCGTTTACATGAAGCTGTTGAGTTGGCGCAGTCGTCCCGATGCCAATCTTACCGTCCTCCATGAGAATCATCTGATTGTATGTACCACCAGAGCCAAGGCCGAGCTTGGCTGTTGATGTGAGGTAAGAATTAGCACCTTGGTGAAGGTCTAAATAAGTATCGCTACCTGTCCCTTCAGTATCATCTGTCATCCGCAGCATGATCTGATCACCTGCTAGATGTAGAAGTTTATCCGGCGAAGTCGTCCCGATGCCGACCCTATCATCACCCGAATCAACGTAAAGTGTATCTGTATCAACAGTGAGATCACCCGTGACTACAAGGCTTGACAGTGTGCCGACTGAGGTGATGGCAGTCTGTGCTGCCCCCGTTACGGTTGCTGCCGTGCCGCTCACATTGCCCGTTACGTCACCAGTAAAACCTGTGGAGGTTACTGAAGTTAATCCAGTAATTGTGGTGCCCAGATTAAGGGTAATATCCCCACTGGTTCCCCCTCCGGAGAGATTCGTTCCAGCAGTTACAGAAGTAATATCTCCCACTTCCGGTGTAAACCATTCAAGTGTACCAGCCCCGTCAGTAGTTCTTAAAGCCTGACCGCTGCTCCCCAGCGAAGAAGGCCAAGTTGTGCTGTAACTTACGACACCCCCAAAGCCCGACAAAGAAGCCTGCTCAGTCCAAACGCCGCTAACCCTCTTATATATTTTATGCGTATCGTTATCTAAATAGAAATCACCATCAACCCCGCTTGAGTCGGCTATCACCCCGCTCCCGCTCGTCCAGTTTGGGAAGTGCAATGAAGTGCCTCCCGCCGTTGTTGCTGCCGTCCAGCTTCCGCTGCCGCTACTTGATCTTCCTAGTGTTTTAGACATTGATACCCCAGACTCACTATTGACAGTAGTTTAAGGGTGATATTAGTATCGCGTCAAGTGGATGACGAGCAGTATGGATTAAAATTTGACCACCCCTTGAGCGAAATTGAACTGGAGCTTTATTGCTTCAGGGAAGGACGAACCCCCGAACAGGGAGGTCTCGGTAGATACGAGCACTTCAGAAAGGCGGTTAACCTAATTTGGCCTCGGATGGATTGGAACCCGTGGCTGGAGAAGCAGACCGAATCCCTGTGTGAGAATGACTGGGTCTCTTGGACGGGCTGTGCCGCATCAGGCAAGACCTTCGCCAGCACCCTTTACGCTCTGACTTGGTGGCTCACAGACCCCGAGCACTCCACCTGCCTGTTCACCTCTACCACTGCCAAGATGATTCGGAAGAGGGCTTGGGCTAATCTTCAGCACCTATACCACACCGCGAATGGTCAACTGCCCGGAAACATGGTGGATTCTAAGACCTGTCTTCAAGCGACCAAGGGCGATGACAAGAACGCGATGTTCTCAATAGCTGTGCTTGATGGGTCAACCTCCAAAGCGGTGGCAAATATCCAAGGAATACACTCAGAACGCATATTATGCATAGTTGACGAGGCCACAGACACTCCCGAGGCAGCATTTGAGGCCACATCCAACCTTGCCAAGGGCTGTCGAGAGTTCCAGTTCGTAGCCATCGGGAACCCCCACAGCATACTGGACGAGCACGGCAGGTTCTCGGAACCCGAGGACGGGTGGGACTCTGTGGACGTGGAAACGCAGGAGTGGAAGACGAGAAGAGGTGTATGCGTGCGGTTCGACGGGATGCATAGCCCCAACATGAAGGCAGGGGAGGCCAAGTGGCCTTATTTAATAACCCCTAATCAAGTCCGACAATCAATAGAGTTTGAAGGAGAGGCTTCCCCAAGGTTTTGGAAGTTCACCCGTGGCTGGTGGGCTCCACAGGGTGTGGTCAGAACAGTGCTGTCTGAGGCTATGTGCACAAAACACGATGTCCGTGGTTCCCATGTCTTTATGACCGAGTACGATATGGTGGCAGGGCTTGACCCTGCTTTCGGTGGGGATAGGTGCATATTGCGCTTCGCTAAGTATGGTGACTTGGAGAATAAGCTGATGGGCGTTGAGTTCACTGACACCATAAACATCCACATAGACGCTGGAGCTAAAGACCCCGTCCACTATCAGATAGCAAGGCAAGTGAAGCAGCACTGCATCTCTAGGAACGTGAGACCCAACATGTTCGCCATTGATTCCACCGGAGAAGGCGGCGGGCTGGCTGACATCCTTATGAGGGAATGGTCTCCCCTTATCAACAGGGTTGAATTTGGCGGGAAAGCCTCTGATATGCCTGTTTCTACAGAAGATGGAAGGAAGAGCCATGAGGTTTATGCTAATAGAGTGACCGAGTTGTGGTTCTCGATAAGGGAGTGGGTGCTTAGGGATCAGATAAAAGGAATGGATAAGGACACCATCATTGAGTTTTGCCAGCGGTTATTTGATGACGAGAAGAGGAAGATTCTTGTAGAGCGAAAAGTAGAGATGAAGGCAAGGATTGGGTGTAGTCCCGACTTGGCTGACGCTGCCGTTCTTATAATAGATATGGCTC